GTACACGCTTGCGTATTACGAATAATGGTGCAATCGCTGGAGGTGGTGGCGGCGGTGGCGGCGGTAACAGGGGTAAACTAATATTTGGTGGTGGCGGTGGTTGCCCATTCGGTGCTGGTGGGTCTTCCTCTCATATGAGTTCCGGTGCAACTGCTGGTACTATTTCCGCTCCTGGTAAAGGATCTGTTGGTGAGGGGTCTCTTAGTGCATATACAGGCGGTTCGGGTGGTAATGTCGGTGCTGCTGGAGGAAGATGTAATACTCAAGGTAACGGTACAGAATATAACGGCGGAGCAGCTGGTAAAGCTGTTACTGGTAATGCTCCAACTTGGACTAAAGTTGGGGCAATTTACGGCGCTCATGTGTAAGTACTTACCTACCAAGTGTGGGCGTTTTATGATATAAAACCGCCATCCCGATTTGACGATTCATGGAGGAAATAATGTCGAACGAGATGGCAGGCGTAACGCCAGAGCAGGTAGAGCGCATTGCCGCTATCGTTGCGCGTGAAGTTGTCGGCAAATTAGGTAAGGAGTTGCGTGAGGAAATTGGCCAGGAGGTCAACGACCAGCTCAAAGCCTACTTTGGCGATATGACGCCTTCGCAACACAGCATTCAGCACTCCAACCTGGACAAACTACTTAATCGGCTAGACGCCATCTCCAGCGGGTTCTTTGGCGGCATTATCTCAAAGATAACGTCGTTCCTGATTACCGCGCTGCTGCTGGGTCTGGCCGCTTATGGCGTGAAGAATGGACTGCAATAACAGGAGATCAAGGATGAAAACTCCGAGAGGCATTCGTAATAACAACCCTGGCAACCTCGACAAAGGTTCGCCGTGGCAGGGGCTAATCGACAACCCTGCCGAACCGCGCTTTTGCACGTTTAAAGACCCTGTTTGGGGGATTCGTGCGCTGGCGGTGACTCTAATTACCTACCACGATAAACGTCGCGCAAAAGACGGCACAAGTATCGATACCATTCGTGAAGTTATTGAACGCTGGGCACCGCCGAATGAAAACAATACTGACGCCTACATTAATGAGGTGTCTAAAGCCGTTGGTGTAACCGCAGACATGATCATCGATCTGCATGATTACGACATCCTTCGACCTTTGGTTGAGGCAATCATTCGCCACGAGAATGGCCGAGGCCCGCTAAAAACGCTGAACACCTGGTATGCGGCAGAAGTTATTGAGGAAGGTCTGCGTCGAGCTGGCGTTGTTAAGCCGGTGAAAACCGTGAAGGCTGTTCCTGTAACTAAAGAAACCGCAGGCGCAACTGTTACAGCAGGTATTGGTCTGGCGCAGCTGGCCGATGTTATGCCGCAGGTTTCCGCTGCTATGGATAAAGCACAAGGTCATATCTCTAGCGGGGATACAGTACGCATCATCTTCGGTATTGCCACTATTGTTGTGGCAGGATTCATTGCCTGGTCGCAGGTAAGAAAACACCAGAAAGGGATGGTCTAATATGCTAGGCAGCCTGATGACAAAGCTAAAAGTTGCTTTGATTACGCTGGCTGCCGTTCTTTTCGTTCTTGTCGGCGCTTACACGATGGGCGGGAATGCGGCGCGACGAGCAATGGAAGAGAAGGCAAAACAGGAAGACAGAAAACGACTTCAAAACACAGTGAAAGTGGTGAATGAGACGAGCAGTAAAATACGTCAGAAAGATGCTTCTGCCGTTCATCGTGAGTTGTATGATAAGTGGGTGCGTCATTAAACCACAAACAGCCAGCGTGTTGTTCTGCGATGGGGCTGAGCCTATCTATATCAGCAATAATGATGTAATGACTGAAGAAACCGAACGCCAAATCCTTTTTCACAATACGATGGGAGAGAGGGTTTGTGGTTGGTGATGTCGAAGTTCCCCTCAAATGAGGGGAACACATTATTCTTCGAACAATTTTTCGATAGATTTTGTAGGATAGAACAAAGAACGCTCGTTGTTACCAACCAGCTGGACAAAGCCTAAACTTTTATAAAACGCCTTGGCTTTGTCATTTAACGCCTCAACGAAAAGTCCATGAATGCCTACAGCAAGAGATGCATTGTACACAACGCGCATTGCATGTGTTACAAGCATTGAGCCAAATCCTTGACCTTGAAGGGACTTGTCCAAAGCCAGCCTACCCAAAGTAACACTTGGAACATTCCGATAAGGAACCTTCTTTTGTTTGCTTCTTGAAGGTAAGGACTCCTTTTCAAAACAACTACCTGACAAAGTGTAATATCCTAACACTTTTGGCCTTTCTTCTTGAGTGCAAAGCACATAAGCACGAAGAATTTTTCCCTCATGCTGCCTTTTTAAGTGGTTGGCTAAAAAGGCGTTTAGTGACTCTTCGCCGCAATCAAAACCGTTTAGATCATAATCTTTCTCTCCAGAGAAAATCTCTATCGTTGTATTGCTCACGAGTAAACTACTCCATGCTTTTCAGACGATCAGCAGCTCGTTTCAGCTTGTCGTTCGGTGCCGGAGGATTGCTTATAGCGTCCATAACCAGATTCCAGGATTCTTCATTCAGAACTAGTCTACGGTGTTGCTCTATAACTTTCACGGCACGTTCAGATGCACTGCTAACCATAAACTGAGTAATGCTCTGGTTAGACATTGCGGCAGCTTCCTCGATGATGCTTTTATCGTCATCGGTTAATCTCAAATCGATGCGCTGCTTTTTTAGTGCTGACATGTATTCCTCCTGATGGCCGTGATGTAGGAAGGCCATCAATCTCCTCTGTTCAAACTGAGTTTTCGACTCAAAAATTACTTTAAAAGGCTATAGCCCATTACGTGTGCATTATCAAATTGTGTACGGCATATCACCGTACTTGTAATATAGAGGTCATTGTTACTTTTTTCAACAGACAAATACAAGCTATGATTGCCAATTGTTAATCACAACCTACCATTTAACCTTTACACCTCAGCCGTAGGCATTTAGGCTATATCACATATAAGAAAACAAGTTGTTTCAGACGATAATTATATACGCAAAGGGAACTCTCCAATGACCAAGATCTTTGTGGTTGGCGGCACAAAGGGCGGGCCTGGCAAATCCACCGTTGCCCAGCAAATTGCCGTTTGCCTGAAAGTCAAAAAGAAGAAGAAGGTTTATATTACCGATATAGATATTCAGCGCACGACAACGAGCTGGTGTGAAGACCGTCGACAGAACGAAGACCTTGAGCTGATTCCTTTTGCATACGTTCAGGATGACATCATTAAGCACCTAAAATCGCTTCAGGGTAGAGCTGAGTTTGTAGTGGTAGATGCTGGTGGCTTCGACTCCGAAATTCAGCGACAAGCGATGCTGATGGCTGACGTTATCATTATCCCGCTGCGTCCTAAGCGTCGTGATTTGAAATCTTTACGTGACATCGATCCTATTATCGACAATGTTCGCAATGTAAACGATAAAGTGAAGGTCCGCGCGGTCATGAACCAGTGCCCGGCTTTGCCATCACAAGTGTCTCGCATTCTGGCGGCTAAAGAGATTGTTGAGACGTTTGGAATCGAGTCTGCGCCAGTCAATCTATATAACCGCAACGTCTATGATGATGCGGAAGAGTCTGGTCGCTCTATCTTTGAAATGACCGGTAGCGAGCGCGACAAAAAGGCGGAAGCCGAGTTTGAAGAATTTGTAGATTATCTGTTGAGTCTGGAGGAAGAAGAATAATGTCCATGAAAATGGGTGACCTAGCAAAGCGCAAAGAGCCTGATGCACCGGCTAAGAACACAACTCCTTTGCGCCAACCAGTCAGACCACAGGGACGCCCGACTCGTGGCAAAGAGAAAATTAAAAGCCGCACAATGTCACTGGAGGACGAATACTTCGAACTGCTGGAGATGATGAAGTTCATCCCTCGCTTCGAGAAGTTCACTCGTTCTGACGTGATTCGAGCAGCCATTTTCCATCTGGCAGAGAAGTCACCGCAGGAAATCGAGGACATCGTGAAATTGAATGAGGCGATCACCGCTGCCGATGTCACGATGCGTACCGATGAAATCAAACGAGAGTTGATGAAGAAAGGTTAAAAATCATGCATTGGCGCGTACATTGCGCCAATGCATAACTACAGTGTCAGCTTTATGCCGCGCTAACACTATGTTCAGTCCTAACCACCCCAACCTTCACAAAAGGGCTACCGTAGCTTGGTGGCTTCTTGATTAATTTGCCTACATACAGTTTTCTAATATGCTCATCGGCTATTCTGCCAACAAATTCATAACGTTTTGTGTCGGGGCCAAGAGCTATATCCCTTGTAAAGTACTGCTGAGAACCGGCTTTGACCCAGCATTCAATCTGATAAACTTCCATTATCAGCCCACCATATGTAGCGTAGGCATATTTGAGATTCTCGTCTCTTGGAACCTTTGCCCATACGCCACGCGTAGCTTCATATAATGCCAGAGCGGACATTCCTGACTTGTAGGTGCTGTTTAGCAGGAAGGCAAGACCGGCGTGCTCAGGAGCAATTTCAGTTTCCTCTTGCAGCACTAAGTGATGGTAGGCGTCCAGTGATATTCTGCCCATCATGGAACCACTTCCTCGTACCTTATTCGTAAGCTCTCCGACCCCCATAAGGTCGATGCATGTCGCCTCAACAAGTTTGGCTGTGGTTTCATCCATACCATGACGAAGTATATCTATGCCTAATTTTTTATTAGCCAAAAGTTCTTTGATCCGCATGGATTTGGGAGAGTCATCGGGATACTTGATGTGATCGAGACAACGAGTCGATTTGCCTTTTCCTATGTAAAACGGTCTTTTCATCTTGTCTTCTGTATCATAGAGACAGTAAACATAGTATTTAGCCTTATCCAATGATCTCGCGTATACCGATAAATCGTCCATTATTGCATCTCTTTGCTACTGACTAATGCGTTCTATTTTACACATAAGTTTTTAATCAATTTAACAGGCTCAAAGTGTAGAGCTTCTGGGCGTCTAAGACGACAAGTTATGCCTGCTTCTGTATATATAAATAATAAGTAACTTATTAAATATATACGGAAGCAGGTCTTTTAAAAGACACCACCAGAACAACTCCCTTCCGTTTCCACTTCCAAAAACTGCCACCAGTCGCTATCATCCGCTCATTGTGATAAGTAAGTAACTACCTACCAGGTGAGCCACATGAGCCAAATCTTTTTCGATACCATCGACAACGACCAGTACGACTTCATGACAGAGTGGAATACCGCTGTTATGGACAAGTGGGTCGCTGAAAACATTGGTTTGTCGCGCTGTAAAGACGAGGCTGAACTCTTCGAGACGAAGTGGTTTGATTACCGCGACATGCATCCTCTCATGGCCACCTGTCTTTTTACGGAGGCATACAAACGTCAGTACTCAAATATCATGCTGACGCACGGTCGCGAACACTTTGAAACAGCTCCGTTCACCACCGGGTTAAAACGCCTGCCTTATCAGGAGTTGTCGACTGCCAATAAAACGTCGCTATGGAAAGCACGCCAGTTTGCGGATCGCTATTGCTGCTCATACGACTACTTTATCTCCACCGTTCTTTCCGCAGCTGCACGACGGCTGTGGGACAAGCTGCCGCGCCCACAGCATTTGTGGCAGCCAGAGCTGATTGAGATATTCGAAGAGAAATTAGCCAGACGCGCAACAACCCGTCTGGATGACTCTCTCGTTAGCTTTAAGCATATGGGAGACATGCAGTTCAACCCGATTCAGGAAAGCTATTTTGAGTGGATTCTGGAGCGTTTACGCACCATCCCCCGCAGCAAGCGCATACGCGCAATTTTCTCCGCTATCTGGCTAATGGAAATCGTTCCAGAGCGCCTTATTTCCGCCCACTTTCCAGAAGAACTGGAAGAAGCACGGCGGTTTATTGATCCCCTATCTAATTAACTAATACTAGAAAACAATTTGTTTAAAAAACAAAGGAAAGCACATGACCGAACTTTGCCATACAGGACGCGGGCTGTCCGAAGAGTTTGATGAAGATTTTCAGAACAGATTGACGGCCTATTTTTGTCGTGATCACGAGTTTCTTACTCGTGCTGGAGATCTGGTTGTACCTAGCCAATTTGCCAATGCGGCCAATGCCATATTGGTTAATATGGTTTCGGGCTATTACCGTATGTACAAGAGCGCGCCCTCTTCATCTGCGATTCTGGATATGCTTAAGCGTGCGAAACGCGATAAGACTATCCGTGAGGAACTATTCGCCGATGTTGTTGCTGCGTTTAAGCGCATCCTTGCAGAAAAATTGTCTGATACCTCGTACATGGTTGACCAGGTATCAACCTTCGCAAAAAGCGTAGCGTTTGATGATGCTCTGATTAAGGCTGCTGAACTGAAAGAGAAGGGCGACTTTCAGGGGGCGATGGCAATCATGGCCAAGGTTCAGCAGATTGGATCGAACGAAGCGACCGGAATCTATGACTACTACACCTCCGCAAGTGAGCGATTGAAAGCGCGTGAATATGAGGCTTCAGAGGAGTATGTGCCAAACAGCATTACAACTGGACTCCCTCTGCTCGATAGGTTGCTGTACCAAAAAGGCTGGGCGAAGCGTGAAATGGTGCTCTTCATGGGGTTCGCTAAATCCGGTAAATCGACCGCAATGGGTGAGTTTTCCATAAACGCAACACTTGCCGGCTACAATGTTCTGTATCTCTCGCTGGAGGTTCACACCACCATTTTATCCGACCGTTTTGATGCAAGATTGTCGGAGACAGAAATGTCCAAGCTGGTGGAACGGCGCGATGAGGTTCATCGTAAGTTGGCAGAGTTGGGAGCCACGAAGGGGATTGGTAGTTTGTGGGTGGTTGAGCGTCCGTCAGGAAGTATGTCACCGGCAGATCTGGATCGTATGCTTAACAGCATGAAAGCCAATGGCATGGTGCCTGACATGGTTGTTGTCGACTATGCAGATTTGATGCGTGCCAGTTATGACCTTCGTGATGATCGCGCCAACATACGTAGTATCTATACCGACTTACGTGCTCTTTATGACAAACACAACGTTGCTGGTATCACAGCATCGCAAACAAACCGTGAAGGTGGCGCGTCAGAAGTTGCCACAATGATGCACGCTGCCGACAACATCGAAAAAGTACGTATTGCTGACCTGGTAATAACGATCAACAAAACCGAAGAAGAAGAAGCGAAAGGAGAGGCTCGTCTCTACTTTGCTGGTTCGCGTAACCAGCAGGGAGGGATCAGCATTCGCGTTAAACAAAACCTCGAACAAATGCGCTTCATTGAGCGAATCTTAGACGTTACCTAAAAAATAAGCGTGGAGAACACCTCCACGCTTGATTCATTGGTGAAACAACTTTTCTTTTGCCAAACCACAAAAGAAAAACACATGAGCCTTTATGTTATATCAACATTTAGGTTGGTCACAATATTGCCTGTTAAAAGTGGAATTATCGTGAGCGAGCTGAAAGAGCTAATTGCCGAATTAGATTTTGAACAATGGTTGGATACTGAAGGTATCGTTTATCGACGTGGAGGCGTGAGTGCTCGCGGTCGTGAAGTGAATATCAAAGAGTGTCCGGTATGCGGCAGCTCCAACTGGAAGGTATATTTCAATCTGACCAGTGGCGTCGGTAAATGCTTCGCTGGTGATCATCCCGAAGAGATTCAGTTCAATAAGCTGGTCTTCCTCAAGCACTACAGCGGCAAATCACGACGACAGTTCGAGGAATATGTGCAGAACGCCCTTCTTTCCCAGGGGTGGGCACCAAAGAAAGAAGAGCTAGTGCTTGCAAGCACAGTCGAGTTAGAGGGGCCAGTTGCACTCCCTCGTCATTACGAGCTTCCTATAGATGGCCGTCTTCCAGACTATCTGGTTGAACGAAACATATCACCTGAAATGGCAAAGTATTTTGACCTACGATACTGCGTCGAAGGCAAGCACGCTTATGTAGATCCGTATACAGATCAGGTTAAAGGACAGATATTCGATATGCGAATACTGATACCGGTTTACGATCTGGATGGGGTAATGAAGACATTTCAGGGGCGAGACATTACCGGTACAGCTGAACGTCGCTACCTCTTTCCTATGCAGCTTCCAGCTTCAGGTAAGTTTCTCTACAACGGCCATAATGCGGTCGGCAAACAGACTGTAGTTGTCTGTGAGGGGGCGTTCGATGTTATGGGAGTTAAACGAGCTATTTTTGATGAAGAAACATTACGTGATTACGTGGAACCGATAGGAACGTTCGGGATGCATCTATCTGGTAACACCACTCAGGATGCAGAAGATCAGTTGGGCGCGTTCCTGACGCTCAAGGCGCGTGGATTACGTAATGTGATCATGATGTGGGATAGTGAAAAGCAAGCTATACGCAACACTATGGCCGCAGCCAGGCGACTGACCAGTATTGGTCTTAATGTCAAAGTAGCATGTTTGGGCGAGGAAGGACTCGACCCAGGCGATGCAACGCCAGAACAAGTTATCAAAGCCTATTATCGGGCAAAACCGTATACCAAACAGTTGGAGTTGCAAAGCAAGGTTTTGGGCATTAAGGCGCTATCGTAACAAGTGCCGCTAAAATAAGTAGATGATTACTTATCTTTCTGTAAGAATACTTTCATCTGTTAGCTAGGAGTTGGTATGAAAGACGAAATTCAGAAATTAGCCTGCGACATCATTGATAAAACTGGTTTAGAAATCAGCGAGAGCAATCGACTAGACATCATTGAAAAAGCGGTAAAAACAGCAATGGATCATATCGCCACTCGTTTGGTTGAGATCCCGCTACCAGGGCTACCTTATCTGAAAGTTGAGTTACACGTATGGGGTGAACCTTCTTGTGCACGGCGTTCTGCATTAGTTGTTTTTATTAGCAAAGAAAACCCGCTCAGTCTTAAAGTGCAGGTTGGTGCATGGATGGATGGCAAAGTGATCTACACAAATACCGTTTTTTGTCTTTCAAACGACGAAACTATTGAAGCGGCCATTCAAGAAGCAGTTCTAGCAATGCGCAGCAGCGGTTTGATGAAGAATAACTACGAAGAGTACTTGCGTTCGATAAGTGGTGAAAAGACATTATCTCTGAAAGCAGATTTCGTTACCCCGAAAAACCTGTTGGAAGTCTTGCTTAATAAAGGGGCTAATGATGCCGTAAATGTAATCAGAGAGAGTGAGTATGCGTCTCTTTGCGACATGTGCAAAAGCCAGTTGGATCTGGTGCATATCGTTATTGATGCTGGGAAGGCATGTGATGGCGTAATGGCGGAATTTGCTTGGAAGGTGGTCAGGATTGCTAACGAATTACCGATGATAGAGCAAGAGGCCAAATCATACGCCACCAATCATGTCACAGAGCTTCTTGTCCCCTATCGCTTAGAAAGCAATCAGCGCAAGATGGTTAGCTGGGGAAGTTGGTAATCTCTCCGCGCGTCGTTTTTTACGCAAATAACGATAGGTAAGTACAAGATTATTTATGGCGGTAGTTGTGAAAGCTGATTTGTCAAAAATCCCTTCTATTTCAGGAAATAACGGTTATTCACTTCGTTGTGAGGAAGTAAAGATAAACGGTGAGTCGGCATATTGCAGCTATTCCGTTTGCCAGCACACCATTCTTGCCTTCAAAGAAAACCGTCTTCCTCGAACTTCTTTCCAGTCGTGCGCAACCGCTATTAAAGCAGGCAAATGCAAGGCGTTAAAAATGATGGTTGAAGAGATTCGTAAAGGAGAATCTCTGTATTTCGAAGATATGACCACGCTCATTAAGGAGGTTGAAGAACGGAATAAACAAGCCAGAACTATAAAACGAAAACGTGACAGTGTAACGATTAATAGCATGGTTAAGAAGAGCACCACATCACAAACAGCGATCACTGACGTGTATGCGGCGTTGCTTGAAGAAACAACAAAAGAAACACATGAGCAAATCGATCAACATATGGAGGCAAAACAACAATGAAAAAGTTGATCGCACTTAAGCATAAGCTGGACGAAATGAAAGCTATGGGAACCAATGCAAAAAAAGAGGCATTGGCCAACATGGATGACTTCGAGCAAAGCATGGTTTCATTGATGCTCAACCCTTTCATCCGTTTTGGGGTAAAGAAATACAAAGTGGCAGAGCCGCTTAGTGAGTCCGTCCCAAGTGACGAAAAAGCCATTGATATACTGAATAAGCTGGCCTCTCGCGAGCTGACGGGGAACGCAGCAATAGCTGCTGTTGAGTCTATCGTGGCGTCAATGTGCGCCGATGGGCAGGACGTGTTCCGTCGTTTCCTCTTAAAAGACCCGAAAGCGGGTGTTGGGATTAGCCTATGCAACAAGGTTTTTGAAAATCCCATTCCGAAATTTGAGGTGCAGCTGGCGTCACCGTATAAAGAAAAAGGCGACAAATACCCCTTCAAGCCAAATCCTAAAGCAAAATGGCCGATGATTGGCAGCCTTAAGCTCGATGGTTTGCGAGTAATTTGCGAGGTTATTGTTGACGAGGAAGAGGTGAACTTCCTTTCTCGTACTGGTAATCCAATCACGTCTCTCGATCACCTAAAGCCAGCCATGCTCGAATTAGGCAAACTTTCAGGCCACAAACACATCTTCTTCGATGGTGAAGGAACAGCCGGTTCATTTAACCAGTCCGTATCTGCATTGCGCAAAAAGAACGTGCAGGCAATTGGCGCTATTTATCATGTTTTCGACTTCTTCCTACCGGAATGGCGGGCACAGGCTAAATCCAAAGAGTATGCAAAGACAGGTATGAAGCTGAAAGAGCGCCTGGCTATTCTCGTGGCGTTGTTCAAAAACGATCGCAGTGAAGACTACGCGCAAGACATTCACCTACATCCGTTCTACATCATCCATAGCCACGAAGACTTCATCGAACGCTTCATGAAACGCCTGGACGATAACGAAGAAGGGGAGATGGGCAAAGATCCGAACTCTGTTTACGAGTTTAAACGTACCCGCAGCTGGTGGAAGTTAAAAGACGAAGATTCAGAAGATGGTGAAATTATCGATTTTGAGCCGGGCGACCCGGACTCTGGTTTTGCCAACACGCTTGGAAAAATTGTTATTCGTCTTGAAAACGGCGTCATCGTTCGTGCGAGTGGCATTAAGCATAAATATCTGGACGAGATCTGGAACAACAAAGAGAAGTACCGTGGTCGTATTGTCGAGGTTCATTGTCACGAGAAAACACCTGATGGCAGCTTACGCCACCCACGACTGAAATGGCCGCGTTGCTTACGCGATACCGAAGATCGAATCGGAGATAAAGAATGATCGTATTAAGTAAACGGGAGAAAGAAACGCTTCATGAAATAAGTAAGTGGCCGGAGTTCCCTGAGTACTGGAAGCCTAAAACGCGAGCTAAGTTAGAGCGGTTAGGGTTGGTTGCAAACGTTTCTGAAACGTGGTGTTCGGCCAACTACCAGTTAACTGATAAAGGGAAAGTATTGCTACAGCAATTAGTAGAATCAGGAGCGTTAAAATGATTCCATACATCTCATTAGCTTTTATGGGTGGCTTCCTTATCGGCTTCGGCATCTGTCGTGATTTAATTAAGCAGGAACTTAAAACCAAAACACTGTGCATCGGAAAGCGTGTGTATCGGGTAGTTCATGAAACAAAGGTTAGAAAATGAGCAATTTAACTTCTTGGGACTGGTGGTTGGCCACCTATTTCTTAGCGGCCGGAGTCGCATTCGCCTTTTACGTAGGTCAGTTAGTCGTAAAACTGCTGCTGATTAAATTTGCTAGTCATAAACGTATCGATGATGGTCTGTGGCGTCTTGGCACCCTGGTGGAAACTCGCTACGGGCAACTTAAGGAGAACGAAACCATTACTATCCAAGCGAAACGATTCACTGCCACCATCACAAGAACACCTAGTCGTAGAGTGGCCTTGATCAAAAAAGTCACAACCGAATAAAAACACAACAATAAGTATTTACTTACTTATCTTTTATGTATAAGATGACTTTGTTTTCGTTGAGACGCGACTGTTTGAACTTAAATACAAGTGCAAACGAAGAAGTCTATCTGGCAGTAGCCTAATAAGCCAAACACCAGCGAGGTCAGTTTCCAGCCTCGTTACCGAAATGGGACACACTGAGCGAGTGTGATTGCAGAACGCAGGAGGGAACATGAGTGTTCCCTCCGATGAAGTAACAGAATGGGCGGTCGGTATATTTTCAACTCCATATGACTCCCGGATTCTTAGCCTCTGACCGCCCATCCTGTTACGTCATTTTGTTCAATTATGTCGTTTATACTGGGTTAAAAAGCGGCGACGTAGCCCGGCTGGTATGGTTAGCCAGCACACAACGTTGAGGCCATTACATTTTTATCAATTCTAAGGTTCTATTCACAGAGATACCGGCGAGCGTTGATATGTAACATGTTGGGCAAACATTCAATCGGAGTAGTGGCCTCAACGTTGTGAAGACAGGATTGTTGTGTAGGTTTAACCACTGTTGCCATTGGTGCCTGTTTTCACAACAAATGATTCCATACATCACATTGTATAAATTACAAAGTAGGTGCTGTCCTCAGAAACATCATCTACTTAAAGATTTTGCCTTCTACTATTGAGCGAAGTCGAAAGCGTCTGGCACTAACGAAAAGTGCAAGTAGCGGTGCGTTTCCTGGCAGAAACTAAACCGTCGCGATTGGCACTGTTGAGTAATAAATACTGGCAGTGCCGAATTGATGGTGTAGCTCAGCGGTAGAGCAGTTGGCTGTTAACCAACTGGTCGGTGGTTCGAATCCACCCACCATCGCCAATTTAGGGGAGTTAGTCCGTAGAGGTAGCGGTGTAGACTGTAAATCTACTGTCATTGCGACTCGGGTGGTTCGACTCCATCACTCCCCACCAAATTGCCGGTTTAGCTCAGTTGGTAGAGCAGTCGCCTTGTAAGCGAATGGTCGGCGGTTCGAATCCGTTAACCGGCACCAACACAACAGGAAAGAGCATTGAGAACCGCCGAGACTGCCCTGTTTTAAGCGTAAGTCCGTGCAAACGTCATACAGTGCTCTTTTCGTTGTGGTGAATGCGGCTAAGCGCACGCGGGGAAATGGTTATATTGATCCTTTGTGATGACTATTGGCTCCGTCCACGGTGGATAACCAGCCAAAGGACACCGGGAAGCCCCCGGCACCACAACAACTGGAGAGTAGGGAGCATGGTGCTCAAGCGGTCTTGAAAACCGTCCCATTGCGCAAGCGATGATGGTTCGATTCCATTACTCTCCGCCAGACACAGCGTTGAGCGGTTTGGCCTTTTAATCACCCAGATTAAGACTCCGCTAACATAAACCAGACCGCTCAACGCTGTGATAGACAATTGCGGCAGACGTTCTTAACCATAGCTTGCTAACATCCTAGCAACACTTTTTTCAGCGCAAATAATTAAAGGGGCTTCGGCCCCTTTTTGCTTAGTTGAAATCCAAAGAATCAAGTTCTGCTTTAAATTTATCGACAATTTTCTCAACTTCAACAACAATTTCATCAATCACCTTTTCTTTGTGTTGATTAGAGTTGAGTGCTAAATAGGCATTTTCTAACTTATACATAGACAGACTATTTTTAATCTCATCAGCGAATCTATTGGTGAAACCATTGGTTAACAGAATACCTTTCTCTCGGGGGGGAATAGGATACTTATCGTTGAGTTTTATTAGCCTCTTTAAATGTTTTTCATCCTTGATCACCCTCACTTTATTACCTGCGATTCTAAGCTCCCAGCCTATAAAACCAAGTAACAAAGAGTTGAACTCAGCTACTTTATCGGCTGCATTTTCCATCCTCAGCTCAATGCTGTTTCGCATATGCATAGGTAGGTCATTAAATCTTTGAAGCAAATGTTGTCGGCAGGGGTTGTTGTAAGACCACAGAATTGCGAACGTAGCCCTTAAATGACGATATCTTGAATCGATTTTAGGGGTCTCACGACCTCGAACCATTTCTTCAACATAAAACTCTACATCTTTTCGGTATTCGTTATCAAATATCACAGCAGCATAAGAGTCCAAATAATGAACTTTCGATATTGCTTCTTCAAAAAAAAGTTGGCCTTCGAAGAAGTTATACTTGCTTAGCAGGCTGTAAAGCCTCTTTGCGTCATAGGTTTTATTAGTGTCAATATTAAGGCCGAATGTAGCTATCAGCAGGCTTACATTAGGACTAATGCTGTTGCGCAGCTGTTCTATGTAAGCTCTCTTTTCATAATCGGCTGATGACGGCGAATAGAAGTCTTTATCTAAATAATCAAGAATTAAAACTATGTGGTTAATATATTTAATGTAAACGGAGTTTTTGGTTACATGGTAATAAATAGCCTTGATGAGATTCGTTCCCAGTTTTGCATTAAGTTCCCTATCATCCTGCAAGGTCTTGTTAACATCCTCAAGTAATCTATTATGCTGTTCAAGTAATATGCCGTACCATTCCTTAAAAGAGGCTTTTTTCATTTCAAGGAGTGAAGCTGCCGTCAGCCTAGTGGCCCTCATTGCTGCCTTTGCACTATGCCTTGCCTCGTAAGCGGCCCATGCTGTGGCGAAAAATGCAAGTGAAGTGGCAAGTGTACCTATGACCTCTACGTTTTCCTTGACGGTATCCCAGAAAATAATCATCACTGTCCCAAGTATGAGGATTAACAAAACAGGCATTTTATCAGTGTCTTTGGTTAATTTTGAAACTGAATGATACCTAATCGACCATACCATTTCAGCTAGTTTAAAGCTGTCTTGCCGTTTCTAATGTGTCAACCTCACAAAGCCATTTCTGCTTAGTAACCAAACACATTAAATAGGTAATGACTCACCTATTCATTTTAGCTATAGTCACGACACTTACTCACTTGAAAGGACTCTATATGGGAAACAAACGTAAACAGGCGCGTCGCGCAGCTCGTCAGGCAGTGAAGCCAAAGCCACGCATCCACGGCTACGAAATTGACACAATCATCGTTAATGAACAGCAGTTGCACGAGGTGAAGTGATGAAAGTCGTTATCTACGGACGAGATAACTGCTCATACTGCAAACGTGCGGTTGAGCTGGCGAAGCAACTAAAGGGACATGGCTACGGTGATTATGAGTACATCGACATCACCACTGCCGGTATCGACAAGGAAAAACTAAGTGAAATTGTTGATAAACCGGTAGAGACTATCCCCCAGGTGCTGATCGATGGCCAGCCGATTGGCGGATACACAGAACTGGCTGCATACGTCAGCACCCTCTGATTTTAACGGCTCACAGGAGCCGTTTTTTATTCCCCACCAAACTCACTCCTGTTTACCTTAAAATTTAAAAAACGACGTCTAAATGATTCCATACCTACTATGTATGGAATCATTAGTGAAAATGAGTTACTTTTACTCTTGATCCTATAAGAATCTATGCCTAATATACTGTTTACTTATACAGTGCATCGGCGTAACTCGGTGATTGTCATATGAAAAATAGCTTTGACAGAGCACGCGCTGCGGAGAACACCTCAAAAGAGGCGATAGAGTATCTCGAAAGAGCATCTCAAATGCAGGCCGTTATGATCTCCCAGGTCAGCAATGACATGAGATTCTCGGACGCATTCATGTTATTCACTCGCTTATCTCTGCTGATAACCAGACGTCGGCCAGAGATCGCTGTTCATTGTATTTTGATACATGTTTTGCCGCACATTGCCGATGTAAAAGTAAGTGACATTAATAGGTTCATGGTGAACCAACTGGTCAACCCACTAATACTGGATGGCAAAATTGTTATGGGCCGCCGCGTTTTCTCTCTGATGAAGCAGTTCCTTAGCTGGTGCGCCTTCCAGGGGATGATAGACGTGTCACCGTTAAACGATATGTCACTTAACAAAGTTGCCGGTGGCGCAAAGCCCACACCTCGCGAGCGGAAGCTGACCGACGCAGAGGTATGGGTGTTCTGGAATATATGGGACTACTTCAATGTGTGTGCTGGTACAAAATGGGCGGCCAGGCTATGTCTTGTATCCGCAAGACGACCTGACGAAGTACTGCGGGCTAAAAAAAGTGAGTTCAATCTTAAGCGTGGGGTTTGGAATCAAGGCAAGAGGAACAAATCTGCCCGTGAGCATTCTCTGCCTTTAAGCTCATTAATGCGCACTTGTATTGAAGAGTTGTTCGAATATGGTAAAGACAGCCAGTGGCTCGTGCCTTCGAATAAAAAAATCGGGAAAGACCTTCCTATGTCTAAAGTGGCAATAGCCCAGGCATTACGTCGTATTCTGGAACGACCAGAACTGATGGAGCTTGAGCCATTTACACCCCGAGATTTGCGCCGTACTGCGCGTAGTTACTTCCCAGCATTAGGCATAAGCCAGGAGGTATCACGTAAAATCATGAACCACAGTCTTGAGGGGATAGATCGGGTCTACGACCGGCACGATTATATGGACGAGATGCGAGACGCCTTAGAAAGTTTCTCGACGTACATCGCATCAATCGTAGAGCAACCGGATTTAGACGAAATTGACCACAAATTTAAGGGAGATCGTCTATCAACAGAGCTTATTCGTGTAAATTTTTCATAGAGACTTTATGGCCTCAACAACCTTTTGTGATGCGCCTTTCTCTTTACCGAATCGCTCGTTATATGCAGCAAGAACCTGTTTTTCGTCCTCGTTAAGAGGAGCAGTGCCTTCTTTGTATAAAAATGCTGCGAGTTCGGGTTGGCGTTCTTCCAGCACCATCATCATAAGACGACTTGGCTCAATACCCAGTGCCAGCGCCAGCGGACGAACCTTATCGATAGGCAAAGGAATTTTGCCGCTTTTAATTAAAGAAAGGTTGTTGGCGTTTTTATACCCAATTGTTTTGGCTATCTGGGCCTGGCTCATAGGTGAGGATTCAATCAACCCTGCGATAAAAGCAGCGTAGCGACTTTCTATAAATTCAATCTTGTTATCAGACATGGTTACAACCTTTGCGCGTTCAATTCTCTCTGGTAAGTGCTTACCGATATTACATCAAAGGTTAGGGTTGTAAAGCTATTATCATTTTTTTCGATAGGCACTTAAAAGACCGGTTAAAGGCCATTGCACGGAGAAAAATTAGCCAAAAATAGGTAAGAAAATCAACTTGCATATGATATGAATGTATTCAGTATTGATACAAATTTTAGTAGTATTCCTTACCATAGTATAAGTTAGAATGGATTGATTGAATGAACACCACTATTTCCAGCCTAATCGCTCTTGAGATCGGACACGTACAGAAATTAGTTGATGAGTGTGTAGCTGACATCCTCACCGATCTACCGAATGAGCAGATTCAGGTTGGTGTGAATGACACAACTGGATTTATATTCGAACTTAACAACAAACGCTTCACGCTTCTCAATACCGGCTCCGGGTCTTTAGCCGTCAGAATCTGTTAACCCCTCTTCTCCCTGCGCGAATGGCTTAGTTCCCTGTTCGCGCAGTGCTACATTAAACACACTAGTAAATAATTTGTTTTCATAACAAAGGATTAGCCATGTCTAAAAAACGTTCCATCAAAGAGGTTCAGGACTTCCGTGACAGTGTAAAACGAGTAGTCGCTCTCCTTTCAGGTAAAAACATCCCTGTTGCAGAACGAGGGGACGACGCTTATGTACGCTATAACGATGATGGAGAGCCAATTCTCGTAAACATCCCATCAATCCCGGATAACGCAACACCGGCATTGATGAATGCTGTGCGCGGATTTCTCGATCATGAGGTTGCTCACATTTTGTTTACCGATATTCGTGTGTCCAACAAAATGAGAGAAAAAGGACGCGTTCCTTCCTGGTCGCTATGGAATGCCTTAGAAGACGTGTTCATCGAGCGAAAAATGGGTCAGGTCTTTAACGGAACAAGACGTAATCTGATGGCAACTCAGCGCCTTATAATCGAAAAAGTCTTTAAACCAAAGGCTTCAGAGGCTATTGCTTATTGTGGCAAAGATCAGCGCGCGCTTTTTCTAAACTTCTTTCTCTGTCCGGTTGTAAGAGCCTGGGATGGCCAAGCACCGTTCGTAGATTTCATGGATGAATATTGGCCTGTCATTGAGAAACCAATTTCATTATTAAAAGAACATGGTATCGATGTGGCCGTGCGTAACATGTCTTGCACCGAGGATTGTGTAAAGGTGGCTGCGACCATAGCTAAGATCCTCAAAGACACTGAAAGTGAAAGCAAAGGTAAGGAGTCAGCTACGGGAAAAACTTCCGATCCTTCAGACGCTGACCAGACGGATGCCTCTGGAGAAAACAATGAAGACAACGAAGATCATGAGACACCCTCAGCGTTAGATAATCACAAATCTATCAAATCAGAATCACACAGTAAGCACAAACATGATAATAACGACGATGATGATTCAGATAATTCTGAATCATCAGAAACAATATTCGATGATACAGAAAATGATAAAGAGGTATCAGATTCTGATGCTTCTGATAACGCGGTGTCAGAATCATTTACCGCTGACCACGAAAAAAGAAAAACGACAGAAGACGGCTCTTCAGATATCCCAACTCCGTCAAAAATGAGTCTGGAAGAGGCTTTAGAGGAGCTGGATAGCATAGAAGATGAAGTCGGAGGCATGACAGAAGATGCTCTATCCGAAACGATTAAAAGCGAGTTAACAGAAAGCTCGAAAAGCGAATACAGGCCATACAATCGCTCATACGACTTCATCGGCTCGATTGATCAGGCAGAAGCCCATATCAAACGGCTTATTAAAACATTCTCCGATATTGATTTAGGAGGATGTCCAATCAGCCGCTATCGCATCGTTCCTGAAGGCAACCAGCTCTTCGACAAATATATTGAAAAGCATCTTTCGTCAGGTGTTTCGTCGACGCTGGCAAAAGACCTGGAGCGAGCAATAGCAAGCAGAAACAGAGTTCAGTTTATACCGGGCCAGCGTCGGGGGCGCATTCATGGTTCTAGTATCTACAGATTAGCAATGAATGATGATCGCGTGTTTCGTAAAAAAGAAGAATCTAAAGCCGTTAACGCCTGTGTTCAGCAAGTGATTGATTTATCAGGTTCAATGAGTGGCGAAACGATAAAACTAGCTCTTGCAAGTGCATATACCATCGCCGATGCCCTTGATCGAATAAATGTTCCCAACATTATCACCGGCTTCACTACATTTGGTAGTCATATGGCGGCAGGAGAACTTAAGGCTGTCAAGTATGAGTTCTCTCGCTTTGAATCTTTAATGCTACCTATCATCAAAAATTGGAATGAAAAGGTAAATTCTCGCGAAGTTCGCTCACGTATGGGGTGCGTAGGCTACACATTCCCACTTCTTAATAACGTGGATGGTGAAAGCATAGCCAGCCTTGCATCGTTATTTTCCGGTCGCATGGAGGACAGGAAGATCATGCTTGTTCTGAGTGATGGCGAGCCGTGGGCTGTTGGGAGAGGTTTTGACGCTCATTTGCGTTCGGTTGCGAAGCAAATTGAAACGCAGACTGACATTGATTTGATGGCAATTGGCATCATGACTGACGCACCGGAGAGATTTTACTCAAATCATGCCCTGGTAACGAGCGTTGATAGTCTTGGTTCATCTGTAGTTACTGAACTATCTCGTATCATTTTAAAGTGAACAAAACAGCCTTAACGATAAGTAACCACTTACGATAGATAATGATATATTTATATAAGAAGTTGAACGCTCATTAGAAAACAAAGGAAAAACGCATGACTACTACTGCACTGCAAAATGAAAAAAATCCTTCTGATTACCTTGTTTGCAAGTGGTGCGGAAAATCATTTCACTATTTTAAGTCCCATGTTGCCAATGGTAATTGCGAGGGCATTCCTGAGTCAGTAAAAGATGCCGATCCTGACACCGTACTGAAAATGTACACAACACAGTTTCCAGATGAACCAACGCTATCGAAAAAGGCACTTGATGCAATTCAAGCTAAACGTGCCGAGCAAAAAAGCGAAATGGCCAAATCATCTGGCGTGACCAGTAGCCCAGGCTACACAGGCACAGTTGAGTACAAGACAGATCTGGTCGCAGCTCACGAACTGCTAAATGTAACGGTGAAAGAACTCGGAACAAAACGTGGGACGCCGCTCATGGTTAGCGTCAACGTCAATACGCCGTTTCCAGAGTTCGTTCCAGAAGTGAAGAAGGGCTACGTATATGGCGACTTCGAACTGATCAAAGACATTTTCATGATGCTTGAACTTGGCATACCTGGCTATTTGTGGGGTCATGCAGGAACAGGCAAATCGTCATTGCCTACACAACTATGTGCTTTGCTCAATCGTCCGTTGATCCGTGCCCAACATACAGCATCAATGGAAGAGGCACATGTTACGGGGCAAATTCTGGCGCGTGATGGCTCTACGTATTTCGAGCCTGGCTTGCTTGCGCTCGCAATGAAGCATGGCTGGGTTTACCTCGCGGATGAATACGACTTTGCGTTTCCACAGATTCTTGGCGTGTATCAGCCAGTGCTGGAAGGTGAAGCGTTGGTCATCAAAGAGGCGACTCCAGAATGGCGTCGCATTACTCCGCATGAACGGTTTGCTTTCATTGGCACTGGCAACACGAACGGATCTGGTGATGAAACCGGCTTGTACCAGGGTACAAACATCCAGAACGCCGCGAACTTTTCGCGTTTTGGCATCGTTTCGAATGTGAAATACATGAGCAAAGAGGCAGAGATCAACATGTTGATAAATGCCGGTATCGTGGATGAATACGCAGAAAAGATGGTTAAGTTTGCCGGTATCGTTCGCGATGGATACGAAGAACACCTTATCAGTCAGCCAATTGGCCCTCGTGAACTTTTGTTGTCGGCCAAGATTGGAATGATGCGAGGCGACTTTGTGACAGGTATTGAGCGTTCTTTCATTAACAAACTCCCTTCAGCTTCTGCACAAGCGGCTCGTGAAGTTGTTCAAAAAATATTTGGTTGATCGTGCGTAAAGGATGTTTCGGCTCTCTTATCGCTGCTTCTGAAACTGGTAAGGCTTGTCTGGTATGTCCAGACAAGCCCGATTGTCACCAATCAGCAAAAGAAGTTGCGATTTCGATGTATGGGAAGTTCGTAGGCTTCCCCAATGACAAAATCAAAAAAACCATAAAGGTAAAAACACATGAAAGCACTGATGGTTCGAACTGACTTCTCACTTGGGGAGTCGGCTCTAAAAGCAGAAAACGCGGTGAAGATTGCCAGAGAAGCTGGCTACACCGCTGTAATTTCAGCAGATAGCATGAATATTGCGAGTGTTATTCCACTACAACGTGCCGCTGGTGACGACATGGCGGTTATTTGTGGTGTGAAACTAAATATCGTTGATGATCCCACATACGAGCACCGGGCTAAACTTGCTAAAGAATCTATGAGATGTATGGAATCATTAGAGCGGGGACGTAACTACTCGTTTACCGCTCTAATTAAAAATGAGCAAGGATATCGCGACATCTGCGAACTAATGACGGTGGCCAACACACGAGAACAGTTCTACTTTGTACCGCGTCTCTCGCTCGAACAGTTGGTTTCTACATATGCCAAAGGCAACATCATCCTGCTCACTTCCGACATCGGTAGCGTGTTCCAACGCAACGATTTTGCAAAAATCATAAGCTCACTGATTACAGCGGGCGGGAAAGACAACTTCTATAGCGTGGTTTATCCGCACCCTACCCCATTCTACGACCAGATTAACGTCCGAGCGATGAAAGTAGCCAGCGCACTGAAAATAGAGCCAGTAGCGTTCTATCCCGCTTATTACGAATCGATCGACGATGCAGACATTAAAGACATTGCGCACATGGTTACGAACAACATAAAAATCGACCAGCCGCATCGTCTGCGTATACCCCACCAGCGAGATAACGCCGTCAATGGTCGCCGCCATCTCCTTGAGGCGCTTAAAGCCTTCTCCGTTCGCATGGATGTGCCGGTAACAGCTGCAATGGCCTCAACAACGCAGGACTCCATTATCGAAGCCTGTACATGGCGCTGGCATGAATTGCCACCAGCACTGCCCAAGATGGCAGACGACGAACCTGCAACGCTGATGAAACTGGCTGTTGCAGGGCTGCGTAAACGTCTTACCACAAAAGAGTTTGGATACACACCACCGGCTTCTGAGAACAGGGTTTATGTTGAGCGACTTAAGTACGAAATGGACACGCTTACTCGCCTGGGATTTTGTGGTTACTTCCTGATGGTACGCGATCTGATGAATCACAGCCGTGAAACTGGCATTCCTGTCGGGCCTGGTCGTGGTTCCTCCGCTGGCTCTTTGGTGGCATGGTGCATAGGCATAACCAACGTCGACCCTATCCGTCACGGTCTTCTGTTTGAACGTTTCATCAACCCTGAGCGTCTCGACTTGCCAGATGCGGATTTGGACTTCAGCCAGGCACGTCGCCATGAGGTGATCGAGTATCTGAATGAACGCTACGGCGAAGATTACGTTGCAGGCATTCCGAACTTCACCTACCTGGGCGCAGCCTCTGCACTACGTGACACCGCTCGTATTTATGGTGTGGAGTCCGCAGATATGGCGGTATCAAAAGAACTGAAGAACGTCGAGGATGATAGCCTTCCATTGGAAGAGCTGCGCGAACAACTGGCAAGTCTCGACAAATACGCAACAAAATATCCTGATGCATTCAATGCAGCCTGCAAGTTACAAAGCCTTATGCGTGGCTTTGGTAGACATGCGGCAGGGATGATTGTAGCAGGTGTTCCTCTGACAGAACGTACACCGGTTGAGCGCCGTGGTGACGCGCGTTGTATCGCATTTGATAAGCGTTACTGCGAGGCTATGGGCCTAATTAAGCTGGACGTGCTTGGCCTGGCAACTCTCGATTTGCTCGATAGTGCAAAACGCTACATAAAAGAGAACACAGGTGAAGATATCAATCTTGATGCCATTTCTCTTGAAGATCGCAAGGTGCTGGATGGTTTTGCTGCAGGGTATACACAGGGCGTATTCCAGCTGGAGTCCGGCCCCATGCGCAAGCTGCTTAAAGATCTAGGCGGTGGCATTGAGCCAATGAGCTTTAAAACCGTTGTCGCCACGACCGCACTCTTCCGACCTGGCCCGATCCAATCCGGCATGTTGGACGACTATGTCTCCGTGGCCAAAGGCTTCATGGCTCCACATTCAATTCATCCGCGTCTTGAGGAAGTCACCCGGGAGACTAATGGTGTTTTGCTCTATCAGGAACAAATCATGCAAAGTTCCCGAGTACTTGCCGGGTTCTCTATGGCCGAAGCAGACGCTCTGCGTTCCGCTATCGGTAAAAAGAACATGGATAAGATGAAAGCGATCGGCAGCGATTTTGTAGAACGAGCACAAGCAGGCTGGGTGACACTGTCACTCAAAAATGGAGGTACTGTAGAGGTTCACAAACACGCAAAACTGGATTGCTCAGACGGTAAGCGTAGAAGCTACAGCGAGGCTATTAGTGACGGCATAGACTACGTGGAGATCGTCTCTGAACAAGAAGGTCTCAGTAAGGAAAAAGCCCAAGAAATATGGGACGCCTTTGAGAAGTTCGGTGGATATGCCTTCAATAAATCACACTCCGTTGCTTATTCTTTAATCAGTTATCAGTCTATGTGGCTAAAGACGCACTACCCTGCTGAGTTCTTCGCAGCTGCGCTCACCATTCTGGGCGAGGATAAGCATCAGGGGCTGGTGAAGGATGCGCTGACCTATGGCATTCGCGTATTGCCACCAGACGTTAATGTGTCATCTAACCGAATTGAGATCCGCACACTCGAAGACGGCAGTCAGGCACTGTATGCGCCATTCTCTGCTGTGAAAGGCTGTTCTGAAAATGGTTGTCAGGCAATTATGCGTGCGCGTGAGAAAGTTGGTGGCAAATTCGAGTCAGTGGCACAATTCGATGAAGCGGTCGAGAAGCGTGCATGTAACAGTCGTGTACGCGAGTCGCTTCATAAAGTAGGGGCTTTTGCGTCAATTGAGCCAGGCAGTCTGCCAGCAACTGATCCTGAACGACTGCGCGACCAGGCTGAGCTGATGGGCAATCTCATCATTGACGCTGTTAAAGCATCACGTCCGTTCGAAATGAATCCTAAGCGTTCTGCCGAAATCAACGTACTCATGACACGTATGGCGGCTGAAATGGGCTTGGGTGAGGAGTTGATACGCCCGACTATTGGTATTAAACCCAAAATCATGATCATTCTGGACAATGCGAACGGCAATGACGCTCGTACCGGCTACTTCATGGAGAACGGATACGACGACTTTAAGGCAAAACTACTGACAGTTGGAGATCTGCGCATGGGCGATCTTTATGTCACGGGTGTTTGTAAGAAGGTTAAGGACAAAGAGAAAGACTATACCAAAGACGAGATCGGCCAGTTCACCGACTTTATACGTGAAGAGATCAATCTGGTGCGTCCGACCTACATTTTGACGTGTGGTAGTCGTTCAACCGCACTATTTAACAATAAGAGTAAACCATCAGATCTGATTGGTCGTAAGGAGTACTTCCCAGAGCTTGATGCAACCGTCTTCTACGGATTTAACCCGAATATCCTGTACTTCCGACCGGAAGAAGGAGAGCGACTGGAGGCCATTCTGGCTGATATCGCGGAGACAATAAATAAGTAATAAAGAAAACCCGCCTGTTGGCGGGTTTATAAAGAATTATGGCGCTTGTTGAGGAAGTCACTCCTCTTACGCACTTTGTTTTGCCATGCCGGCAGTTAGCTTCTGCCTTTGACTATTCATGCGGCAACCCCGCATTTCGCCACAATGGGCAATTCACTTTTATGGAATAAACTGGCCGTTGTGTCGATTTAATTAGCATGGCCTTACCATGCTAATTTATTCAACTTGTACAATCCTACAAATCTATCCACTCAGGCTTACACCGTCTTCGTTATTGTAGAAATGAGGATCATCAGCGTTGAATCAGCTTAGAGCAACGACATTTGCTGCTGCTGGGCCTTTAGCACCATTCTCGATAGAGAATTCGACCTGCTGGCCTTCTTCCAAAGTGCGGAAATTATTACTCTGAATTGCCGAAAAATGTACAAAAACATCTTTACTGCCATCAGCAGGAGAAATAAAGCCAAAGCCTTTATCAGAGTTAAACCATTTTACTAAACCAGTCATTTTATTAGACATAGATATTACCTTCTTAATTTTGTGAGCCACATAGTGCGGCGAGAATTTGATCTGTATAGATTGGGACTTACTTAGGCACTTAAGGAGGAGACTCACGAAGAAGGGAAATCAGAAGATAACACTGAACTGAGACTGCTTTACTAAAACTGCTTACATAAGGTCTGTCTTGCAAACCAACGATGCTATTAACGCATACCCCTTCTTTTCATGCAACCTTTATTTTTCAAAGATAACTAATTTTTGTCACCATTGGTTTAGTAAACGTTAACGAACCAGACGATGCCAGACACCTTTACAGAGAACAGATGCCCGCCAATTGGCGGGCATCATTATGCGCATTTCGCAATATCTTTGCGGCGTTTAATCAGTTTCTCCGCAATTTGCTCTATTTCGTTGAAATCTTTCGAGACGCTGTTTCGAAGCGCCAGATTCCATTTACTCAAAGTTCGGGCATTTTGGACAATTTGATCGCCCTCTTTAAGTCGTCCGTTATTCATGAGCCATTCAGCCACATCAGCCCAATCCCAGAGAGGAGACTGGCCTTTTATGCGTTGTACAGGGCAAGGGAAGTCGCCGCTTCCGCGCTTACCGTCTTTGAGCAACGCCACTGCCTGGCGAGACAGGTCTGTCAGTTCCGCGATATCGCTTAAGCCCACAAGAGCCGAGTCGACGGATTCAACAATTGCACCGATACCGGCTGATTCAATATTGTCGACCGCAGATGCGATAGCTGCATCAAGTGATTGTGCTTCGCGGTCAAATTCTACATAGACGGAGTTTCCATATGCGCAAATTAGCGCATCGTCACAGCCGTTTTGGTACAGCGCGTCTTCCAGTCCTTCCGTCTCATACGATACGCCTGAGAGCGTCAGAGTGAAGTTATAAAGCGCCATAGTTTTCCTTTGAAGATAGTTGGACAGTTTCTGCAAAAGGCGGCTAATGCCGCCTTGAAATCATTTACAACGATCAACCATTCGTTTGATCTGTTTGGCATGGTTTTCGGGATTACCCGGAGTCGACCATACGCTCATTTGGTGAGTTTTGTGTTCACCTTCTGGATTACCGCATCGCAGTCTGCAAAAACAATGTGCAGCACCACCAGCTGCTACCCAGATCCAGCCTTTACTTAATGCATAGTCAATGGCTGCTTGAATATGCTTATTCGGATGTTGCTTCATTCGCCTCCGATAATAGTATTCTATTCACAGTGTTGACATCTGTCAACGGCGACTGAATTTCATCCGTTCATGCCACACCCCCATCCATCTCATGTATGTGACCTAAAGATGGTCAGCACAGCTTACCAAAATAAGACAACTAATTATCTTCGGTGATCTCAATATCTTCCCCTGAACAAAGTTGACATGACGCCATAAACCCGTTCTCTGTTTGATATAATTGATACAGATTTTATAAGTAGGAACCTATTAGAGTGAACACTGATATTTTTTCTAAAATCATGGCCGATCTGGAGTTCGACCGCGACAACCTTGAGGAAGTATGGCGTAAACAGCCACGGCTTTTAATGGAGTATGGGTCAAAACTAGCGCAGGCAGATCGAGATGTCGCAGAAGCAAAACTTAACCTTGAAGCTGTTGAAGCAAAGCTATACGACACAGAGCGTAAGAACTTGAGTATGAACGGCATTAAGTTCAATGAGTCTGTACTGGACGCTAAGGTTAAAACAAACCCACAGTATCTGTCTAAACGGCAGAAGTTGGATGAAGCACGGCACATCGCAGACATATACAAACATGCTGTCGCCGCCTTTTCGCATCGCCGAGACATGATCGTTCAGGCGTCGAAGATGGCTATCGTTGAATTAGAGCGATTAGGCTCTGAACGCTTTATTACTCCCCGTTGATTTTTGATAGATAATAAGTAAGTACTGATCTATCATTTAACAGCTCGAAAGAGCCACGAATGAACGAAAGCCCAACGCGCATAGCGCCATCGGCCAAATCACAACAAGGAGAAACACATGTCTAAGACATTACTTGATTTGCTTAACAAAACTCGTGAAGACATTGCCGCCAAACGTGGCAACAACGTTGATCTGACTCGCTTAAAAGACGGCGTCAACTATATCCGCATCTTCCCGAATAAAGACGACCCAAACGGTAAGTTCTTCCAGACTTTCGGTATGCACTACGTTAAGTATCAGAACGAGGAAGGTAAAGAAGCAACCAACGCTTATATTTGTGAGCAACATACTCACGGTCGCGCTTGTCAGCTATGCGAAATGGTTATGGAAGGTCGCGCTCGTCACAAGGGTAACAAAGCAATGGAAGAACGCATCGGTCAAATGCGTGCCACTCCTCGCTACCTGGTCAACGGCATTCTTTCTGCTCGTGAGGATTTCGCAGATGCTGAGAAATGCCAGTTAATCGAGCTGCCGTCTACTGTATTCGATGATATCTGCAAAGCAATCACCGAAGACATCGCTGATGATATCGGCAATCCACTGAGCAAAGAGGAAGGCTACGCATTCCTGATTAAACGTACTGGCTCTGGTCGCGATACCAAATATGACGTCTCGCCTAAGCGTAAAGTCTACAAAGGCGATATCGAAGATAAATTCTGGAACACCCAGCATGATCTGATCGCATACGCAAATCAGGCTGATGAAACTCGTCTTCTGTCGACAGTTCGCACTATGGGTCGTCTGATTGGCATCGCTGCACCAACTGCCGCAGCATCTGCACCAGCAATTTCCTCAACCGCGAAAACATCGGCTGCGGCACTACCTGGATTTGGCTCTGTCACTGGTCATACAGAAGGAGCGACGGCTGTAGCAACCGCGCACACACCGGCTTCTGAACCAACCAGTCTGGTTGATGAAGAAATCCTCCGTGCCGTTGAAACTGAATTTAAACCAGAGGCAAGTTCCGCTGCCGTTGCCGTATCAGTCAAAGAGTCTGAAGCAGTCGCAGCGACATCTGTAGCAACCGCATCTGCGACGGAAGATGAAGGTCTGGATGACCTACTGAGAGAGCTGGACTCTCTGTAATCCCATTACGTGACCAGTAAGGCGTCTACGGACGCCTTACTTTTTGGAAGGAATGTACCGGTGAATTATCTCTTCGTAGATGGCAATAGCCTGGGTTATTACCATCAACAATCTGACAAATTGCACAACGGCGAAATGGAAGTACAGGCTGCTTTCGGCTTTGTTAAGAACGTCCGTCGTTATGCCTCCATCCTCCATGCCCGACCTATGATTCTTTGGGATGGATTTAGTGACAAGCGTCGCGACTTTTACCCGGACTACAAAGCAAATCGCGACGACGATCCTGATATGAAAAAGATGAAGGAAGGCTTTGCTATCCAGAAGCCATACATCCTCAAAATGATGACCGCGCTTGGAGTTACCCAACTCATTGCAAAAGATGCAGAAGCGGATGATCTGGCCGGGCTGCTGGTATCCCGCATGGCACCGCAGCCAACCGTTGAACACATCTATCTGTTAACAGGCGATAGCGACTGGCTTCAGTTAGTTCGTGAAAACGTAAGCTGGGTAAGCCTGCGTGAAGACGCCAAAAACAAGCAGGTTAATTTTGAGCAATTTGCGGAGCTGACAGGATTCGCCACGCCTCGCGCATTTTTGGAAGCAAAAGCATTACAAGGCGATAACTCGGACAACATTAGCGGTGTTGGTGGCATTGGTGCTGGCGGTGCGAAAGAGCTGCTGCATGAATGGGGAAGTGTCGCAACGATGGTACGCGGCATCAACGACGGCTCAATCGTGGTTGACAAAGGACGCCATAAGACCGCCTTCAACAAACTAGCGAAGAATGCCTTCAACGAGAAAACAGGCTGTCGAATGCTCGAAGCGTTCAAGAGAAACATCACGCTAATGAACCTGATTGAGACGAAGTTTCCGCCTACCGAAATCGAAACAATCAAAGGCAATCGTGACGTGAAAGCATTCGAGCAACTGTGCTACGAGCTGAATTTCCGTTCGTTCCTTGAAGACCTTGAAGTGTTTGTTCTTCCATTCGAAAGGTATTGCTAATGCTTAAATCGATTATCAATGGCGCTACAACCACCCCTGCCCAACTGGCAAAAGAGATTGTCTTTTATCACGGTGAGTACGCTGTCATCGCACTGCCGTCAATTCTAGGCGCTGCCGGAATGAAAGCGACAGATCGCGAGTTTGGATTAGTCAGCGAGCAGGTCGTAAAAATCCTCGCTCGTGTATCCAGACTCCTTAATCACGATGCGATTGTATTCGACGAATCCGCCGCTTTAAAACGAATCAACGAAACAAAAGGAGCCTGATCATGGCAAAAGGAAAATCCGCACTGGCACTTGCTCTGAAAAAGAAAATCGGTAGCAACGACGAAATTCAGAAAGTAACTCATTGGATTGACACAGGCTTTCCTCCGTTAAACAAAGCTATTTCTGGTCGTTACGATGGCGGCTTCCCATGTGGTCGTATCGTAGAAGTATTCGGGCCACCAAGCGCGGGGAAATGTGTTACCGCAGACACCATGCTGCTGACGGAGCGTGGAATGGTAACAGTGAAAGAGTTGTTTGAGATTGAAGGGTACAAAGCGACATGCACTACTCGCGATGTAGAGCATAACGTTGGACTCATCAATGAAAATGGCGTGATAGAGAAGACCTCACACCTGACATGGAACAACCGTCGCAAATTCAAGCGTATTAAGCTGGCATCAGGCGGTTATATCGAGGCTACGTTCCGTCACCCAATCCGTGTGGTTGACGACTTAGGTAATGTCGTCTGGCGACATGCTGAAAAAATCAGTGTAGGCGACACGATTCCTTCAATGGTTGGCACACATCAATTCGGCGATCAGCACCTGGATGCCAATATCGCAAAACTGATGGGCTATTTAATTGCTGACGGATACGTGGCCTCTGAAAATTCAGTGAATTTTTCTAACACAGATCCTTTCATCAAGGATGAGTACTACCGCCTCATTTCGCTGGTATCAGACAAGATGCCAGTTACGAGAAAACATAACGGCTCGGAAGACCATGTGCTGTTTAGCAAAGAGGTGCGTTCGCTGCTTTTTAAAGAATATGGTCTGGAGTATGAGAAAGCTGCTGGCAAGCAGGTTCCGTTGAGTGTGCGTCGCGCCAATAGCGAGGCTCAAATTGCATTCCTTCGCGGCTACTTTGAGCTGGAATGCCACGTCAATGATGGTCGCTGCATTGAGGTTGTGAGCGCGAGTGGGCTGCTGCTACAGCAAATTCGCCTCATGCTCCTGAATCTGGGGATTACGTCAACTATCTCTGAAAAACACGTCGCGGGTTATGAAAATACATATTACCGGCTGTCATTCAGTGGCTCTAATTACGACCTTTTTCTGTCAACGATTGGTTTCGAATCTCCGGCACGTTTATCAGTGGCAACCAAACGGGACATTGGTTTTGACCGCACTTACTCAGGCTATGTTCCGCACATCAGCGGCTTAGTGAAATCACTCTACGAGTCGCTCACCAAGACCACCCGTGAAGACTACGCTCTGGTAGACCACGTTATTGGCCGCGGCGATCGTGTCGGAATAGACAAACTGCGAGAAATCTATGTCTCCTTCATTGGCAGAAAGAATCGTTTTAACGAGCATCTGTTTGCACAACTGGCAGCGGTAATTGGCTCTAACTTGTTCTACGACGAAGTCGTGGCTATTGAGGAAGGTGAAGCACCAACGTTCGACGTAGCGATGCCGGAAACACACTCTTTCTGGTCTAACGGGATTATCAGCCACAACACATTCCTTGCAACAGCAGCGATGATCTCCGCTCAAAAACAAGATGGTCTGGCGGTATTCCTCGATCATGAAAACAGTTTTGACGTTGGCCTGGCTGTCGCCAATGGCCTGAACGCAGATGAGGATGACGGTCAGTGGGTATACAAGCAGCCTGATACCTTCGAAGACTCTGTAGAGTTGATCGGCACAATTCTTAAATTGGTACGTGATGAAGAGCTTATTCCTGAATCAGCACCTATCTGTATCGTGGCTGACTCTCTTGCGTCTATGGTTCCGAACTCCAAAGCCGAGAAGTTCGAAAAGATGGCTGAAGGCACTGCCAAAGACAAAGATCAGCTAAACATGAACGACAATACGGCACTGGCTCGTGCGACGAGTGCGAACTTCCCTACTCTGGCTTTGTGGGCACGCAAATACAACGCCTGCATCATCTTCTTGAATCAGGTTCGCACAAAAATCGGTGTAATGTTTGGCGACCCTACTACGTCGCCAGGTGGAGATTCACCGAAGTTCTACGCTTCTGTACGTATCCGTCTTGGTGCATCGGTGATGAAGGATGGTAAAGAGAAGATCGGCCAGGACGTAGGCGCAGAATGCATCAAAAACAAAGTTGCACCACCGTATGGCAAATGCACCTGGAAATTCTACTTCGATCCTACTCGTGGCCTCGACGTTATCGAATCGCTCGTCGAGTACATGCTGGAAGAAGGATACCTGCCAAAGAACGCCAGCGGGCGAGTTGAAATTGGTGACAAGAAATACACCAAATCGCAGATCGTCGAGATGTATCGGGAGAAGCCACTTGCTGAAATCATTGCGGCTTTGCAGGCAATCGATGACCGGAGAGCAAAAGATACCCCCACCGAGTCAGTAGAAGAGTAAACACAAGGCGTCCACAGGACGCCTTTTTTATCGCAATTATCTTATTAAGAAAACAATTTGTTTAAAAGGATAAGAAAACATGACAGCTATTAAGAAACTCTACGATGCCGCAAACGTGGCTCTGGATGTTATTGATGATGAAGTAGCAAAAGGCTTTCCTGAACCTGATTGGGCGCATCAGCTACGAAACGCTATCGCAGAAATGACCCACCAGATCCAACCCCCGACGAGACAGACTGGCAGCGATTCATCCGTATGTACGCTCAGGAAATAGGTCCAACGCCAACGGCAGAGCAGGCAATGCTGCTGAAATACTTCAAAGAGGCGGGAGAGGATTTACCAATTGATGACTCAGCATATTGGTTCCACTGCGCATGGCGTAAGTATGACGTGATATTCACACAAGGCATGGGAAGCAAAGATATGGTTGTGTGGCATCTACTCCATATAGACACAGCCGTTGACAGAGTTATTGAACAGTTTTTCCCTAAACAAGAAGATTGATCGCCTATTCATAACTAACAAAATAAGTAAACACTAACCACAAAAGGAAAAACACATGAGAGTTTTAGTTCGAATCGTTACCAGCACTGTCTATGACGTGTTTCCGCTTTTTATGGTCAAAGCCGATGGCCTTAACGACGAAGAAACTGACGCGCTGATCCAGCGTATTCTCGTTGAATATACAGGTCATGACGCTGATTCAGTGATGGTTGATGATGATGGTGTTTGTTGGCATAACGGCAACTGTTGGTACGTAGAAGAGACTCAACAAATCAGTGATGAAGATGCCGAACATCTTGAGCGTATTTTAAGCATCAGCACTTTTGAGTGAGTTTACAGTAAAATTTATATAAGTTAGTATCTACCTATCATGAAGATTTTTATTGAATACTTGTTACTCATCGTTTCAATAGCTTTTGTCATCGACTGCATTTTCACTGGTGTCATTCGTAAAGTCTTTTCCCCGGTGCACGACGTAGTCATAAACGCTTTGGCTATCGTGCTCGTATTTAATTCAGCATTTAATGTAATCAAAGAGGTGGCAGCATGAAGACCATCCCATTCGCGCTGTTGTTTCTTTCTTCGATCGTTGTGGCCGACACCACTGTTTATCAGTGTGAAATGTCTGTAGCCGACGTTAAGAATGGCGCTCTTACCGACGTCATAAAAGCACCATATGGAGCGATGGTCGTAGACAGCGGCGACCAGTTCTATGTTGTGCGTGACGATCGAGTGTTGTCATCCCCATATCTCACAAATCGTAATGGCAAATTAACCGGCGTCGGAGAAGACCACTTCGTATACAACAAATACAAGGGCTTCTATGGTGTTCACGCTTCTCAGCAAAGCTACCTTTTCGATGACTGCAAGGAGGTTGGATAATGGCATTAACACTGGCAGGTCTGGAAATCGAGAAAACAAGCGGCTACTGGCGTGCTAAGGGTTTCAAGCAGCCTGGCATTCTTGAGCGTCTGGAACGTGAAGATGGGTATATCGTCCACCAGCGGCGTGAATGGCGTATGTACGATCCAGAAACAGGAAAACTGACTACAAAAGCCGGAACACTTTGGGGTCTGTTAAAGAAAATACACTAAATGCAAACTGACTGCGGCACGTTCCGCAGTCATATTTCATAGTCGTCACCGCTGACAGCATACACAATCAACTGCCGCTGATAGCATATCGAGAGTCTATCTCACCGCTCACAGCATACTTTACTCGATTTTTTACCGCTGACAGCATACTTAAGACATTGCATGAATAATGTGTACCGGTATGGGTATAACCAGAACAAAATTACCGCTGGCAGCATACGAAGGTCTGACATATGCCATTAATTACCGCTGATAGCATATCCAAACAAAAATTCCTCAATAAAACACCGCTGACAGCATACGTTCTATCAGGGAGCAGCAGGCAATAAATACCTTTCACTACAAGTAATCAGCGCAATGGGAATAGAATGTTAGTGAGCGCAAACCTATATGGAATGCACTCTTCGAGGTTAGTAACCACTGGGGAGGTATAAAAGAGCATTGAGTGGTGATAGATGATTTACCGCTCACAGCATACGTTTATCTCACTATACCGCTGGTAGCATATCTTTAACCGTTCACAGCATACTTTTCAGAAAAATAGCCGCTGATAGCATACATTTCACCGCTGACAGCATATCAAAGCAGTTTGAGACTATTGGAAAGGATCTCAATCATCTTGATATTTTCAGGCGTCAAATTCTGCGAAAGTTCGGTTATCTTATTGATAATGTTCTGTTTGGCATCAATTTCCCCGGCTTTCTCATCTGGTTTTTTGGGTTCGATGTCTTCAGGTTTTGGCGGTGCGACTTTGAGTTTTGGATTGCGGCTGTGAATCTGGATATAGATCGACCGCCCACGCTTAATCTCGCTGTATTCGAGATAGCCCAAATCTTGGAGAGCTTTTAAGCCGTTACGTATAGTCTGATTCTGCGAGCTGACATTCCTGCTACTCAAATTGAGTCGCGCACGCAATCGAGCAAGCGATACCGGCGCAGGCTTGGTTGGAAGACTTTCGATGAAGGTGTACAGAGCCTGTGCTGTTTCTTTGCGTGGTAGCTTATTGATAACCTTTAACTGCAAAAGAACCTTATGGTCAAAGCGATATAGTTCGGCCAGCTTCGGTTCTGCATAGAACACCACCGTATCTTTCTGCTCGTTGTAGTCCACGCTATTGATGAGGTGCACCATCAGAAGCGAGATCTTGTTAGAGCCGTCGACGTTCTTTTCTTCATACGTTCTCTGGAAAGACAGAGTTGTACGCATGATCTTCAAAAGACTGTTTGTAAGCCGGTCGCGGAGTGTTTTGCGGATCTGTGACGATGGATAGCCACAAAACTTCGCAAATTTCGTGATGCTTAACTCGACACGACCGTTAGGTTCGCCGTATTCTGCCAGCGAACGCACAACGCCCACCCACGTTTTGAAATCATGATCCATGTCGAGACGAGGACCGGTTATCTTGATATCGGAATAGCCTTCAGAACGGGCTACTTCGAGCTGAACAAGCTCCTTTGAAGCATCGATCTCATTTGGCTTGTTACGCTTGCTGTATTTTGTCCCCTTGAGCGTGGGCACGAACAATCCCAGCCGCATCAACGCAATTGGTTGGACTGTATTGTTGCTATTAGGGACAAGTTCCCCTGTGTACAATTCAAGGGAACCTTCTTCAAAGTTGTCGAGATTATCTTCTACTTCTTTGTTATTTTTACCTTTTTTATTTTTTGTGGACATGTGGACACCTTTGTCATTCAACCGCTGACAGCATACTTGATTTGCCGCTGACAGAATACCAAAAACAGTTGGCAGCATACGGTGAACCGCTGACAGACTATCAATTACCGCTGACAGCATACATGAACATGGCTTCAGACCAGTCGTGGCGCGGCTTACAGCGATCGGGGATCTTATTTGATCTATACAAGGATCTATCTATGGATCTCTTTATTAGGATCTATCCTGTGGATATGTGAATAATTAAAACAGGCATTTACTACCTTCGGCGCACCTGGTGGGTTATCGTTGCCTCGGCTAACAATCACAGAAAAATGACATATGGATCTAAAACGCACGCGCTGGGTTCGTCGTCTTGAAGACGGCTCCTACACTATCGAATCAAATTCCAACCTGAATAAGCAGAAGTTGCTTTGTGACATCTGCGGTATAGCGGCGAAGTGCCCGATCTACGAAACCAGAATTAAACTTGATAAGGCTGGTGTGAATTTTCATTTAAACAGTTGCATCAGGTACGTTCCATTACTCGCATTTCGTAAACCGATCATCGGATTGGATGCTCCCTACTTCAACACACTCCGTTCAGGTGTGACGTGGCGAGATCGTTTATCACCAGACAAGCTGATTTGCCTCGTATCCGCAGACACAGGGAAAATCATCCGTTTTGGGAAAGTAGACAAGGTTTACTCAGGCCCAGTAGACGAAATGTTGCGGAAACACAGCCGGTTTAATCATCTCTGTATGGGTGGTGAGAAAATCGAGAAAGTAGAAGAAGTGATCCGCAAATCCTACGGACACTTTCTGACCAAAGATAGCCTGCTCACCGCAATCTACATCAGACATGTAAAACGTGAGTTCGACCTCGAATACCACAGCGAAGAAGAGCTTAACCTTGTTGACCCACGTCCAAAAGCTGGCGTCATAAGCATAAACGCAGCGCGTAAAAAGCCCACTGACGCGCTGTAACCCTCCAGATCGTATATTGGCGTAGATAGAATCTACGTCCCCTCAAAATAGCTCTCATAGCGTTCTACAGTGATCCTGTCTTATTTTTAGTCATACAGACAAGCAAAGTTGCGCCACGATATATAGGTATATACTTACTTATAAATTTTGTATATTAAGGCGCTCGTTTCATTCCTAACATACCGTTATGCATAGTTGTTTACCTCCTCATTGCTCTTAGAATTTGTATCAAAATAACCACAAAGGAAAAATACATGACTTTGCCATACGGCGTCATTTCTGACTGCCACTACCACAAATGGGATGCGTTCTCCACGACGAACGCTGAGGGGCTTAACTCCAGACTTGAAATACAGTTGGAAGCAACGAAAGAAGCAGCCATCGCCATGAAGAAGGCCGGTTGTAAGTACATGTTGGTTGCCGGTGATACATTTCACGTCCGAGGAACTGTGTCCCCTTCTGTTTTGCATTACGTAACTGAAACGTACAAGTGGATTATCAACGAGCTTGATCTGACAGTAGTAATGCTGGCCGGTAATCACGATCTTGAAACCAACGATTCAGTATATAGCGCCAACGCAGCAGCATCGCTGAGTTCTATCGGCGTGGTAATCGTATGTGGCAAGCGCCCACACTCAATAAAAATTGGTGATGTGACTGTCCACCTGATTAGCTGGCGTAACAATCATGCGGAGCTTATCAGCGATCTGAAAGCATTACGTAAGAGCGTAGAAGGTGATAATCATGACGTTGTTATCCATACATCCATTAACAAAGCCATTCCAACAATGCCTGACGTCGGTATCGATGCGCAGGAGTTAAAGGATATCGGCTTTCGTCTCGTGCTTAGTGGGCATTACCACAACCACAAAGAGGTCATTCCTGGAGTTATCAGTGTCGGTGCACTGACTCATCAAAATTGGGGAGATGTTGGATCTCTGGCTGGCTACATGATCGTAAACCCGGACGGCAGTTTCAGTCACTACGAAACCAGTGCGCCTAAATTCATTAACCTGGAAGATGATGTTGCTGATGACCAAATTCGCGGCAACTACGTGCGTTTCCGCGCCGTAATTGAGAACGATGAAGAAGGCATTAAGTACCAGAACATCCTCAAAACAATGGGTGCAAAAGGTGTCGTGTGCAACTTCATCCGTAAGTCATCAATGATGGAAGGGACAGCCAGCACAACTGAAACCAGCAAAATCGATAGCCTGGGAGAGTCGGTATCTGCTTATTGCAAGATTGTCCACGATACTGACGGCGGATTTGATCTGAGCAAATTGGATATTTTGTGTCAGGAAATCCTCACCGAAGCGGAGAGTTCGGAGGCTGTGTGAAGCAAAGTCGTTATGGGAGCTTTCGAGACTTTGCCATCACGATGAAAAGACTTGAACGAGGCCAGACGGTGATGTTTCACAAGCCCTACCCGCCACAAGGAAATCCCGTAGCGTTTTATCTTGGAAGGTTAACAAGAAAAGGCGTATTGAGGCGCAGATCCTTCCCGGCGCATACGGAGTTCAGATTGAAAGAAGGCCAAAAGCTAACACACGGTATCAGAGGTGTTATATGAAGTTTTTAAAGCTCCAGGTTGAGAATTTTATGGCTATCGCCAGCGCGGAGGTCGAGTTAGATCAGCGTGGTTTAGTGCTTATTCAGGGTGTTAATAGTGATGATAGTTCCGCATCAAGTAATGGCTCTGGAAAGTCAACTCTAATGAATAGCCTGATGTGGTGTCTTTATGGCGAAACAGCTCATGGTGTGAAGGGTGACGATGTGTTGTCTACCGACCATGAAAAGAACTGTCGTGTTGCAGTAACCATCGAGGATGAAGGCAAGAGATACGCAATCATTCGTCACCGTAAACACAAAGAGTTCAAAAATCGTCTTATCGTTCGTGGTGAAGATGGCGATATGACGAAAGGCAAAGATGCGCTGACGCAGGAGTTCGTCGAGCGTCTGATCGGTGCATCTAAAGAGGTTTTCATGGCTTCCATCTATGCGAGCCAAGAAGCTATGCCAGATTTACCTGGAATGTCCGACAAAAACCTCAAAACCATCGTAGAAGAAGCCGCTGGCGTTGACAGACTGACACGCGCCTACGCTATTGCTCGTGAGCGAGCTAATGCAGCTGCCGCACGTATGGATGTGGTTAAAACCAAATTGGAGTCGACAATCTCGACCATTGAGGCAACACAGTCAGAAATTGAGTCAGCGAAAGCCTCCTCTGAATCATGGGAGCAAGAGCGTTCTAAACGTTATGACGATGCCCTGGCTGGGCTGGCCAGTGCCGAAGTTGAGTTAACGGAAGTTGAACTTGAGATCCGCACTCTTCCCGAACAGATACGTGATACCGAGAAGGCAATCGAAAGTGAGCGCAAAAAGTTAGCCTCAAAAGAAGAACATGACGCCAAGTTGCTCAAAGTTCGTGGTGCGATAACTGATATTCGGGCAAGCATCAAAGCTACAGAAAATAGTCAGGCTGATGCAATGAGCCGCGCGCGCAATTTTAAGACCAAAGCAGAAGAGGTTGGTACTAAAGTAGGATCACCATGCCCTACTTGTGGCAAAGCCTACTGCGAAGAAGATCTATCAACGGTGAAGGAGAATTTCATTGAACAAGCACGTCAGGAAATTGGTCAGGCGAAGACACTTGCAGAGGCAATGGCTAAACACAAAACGAATCTTGAGAAAGCGTTAAGCATTGAGTCTGCCCTTGTTAAAACGACACCTGATGTAACGGCTATCATTGCCCGGATTGAAGAGCTTACGAAACAACTCTCATCTTTGCGTCATCGTGAGAAGGAGGTTGTTGCTATTGAGTCTCTTGTGACTCGTGCTCGTACTGAGGTCGATCGTATATCAAAAGAGATTAATCCGTTTATTGCTCTTATCGCCAGACACGAAGATAACTTGGTATCCAGTAAGTCTACCTTCAAGTCCTTAAAAGATGAGTTGAAGGCTATTCAGGAACAAACGTTGCTATTGGAAAAAGCTCGTCAGGTCTACTCTCCTGCCGGGGTGCGTTCTCATATTTTGACGTCTGTTACGCCTTTCCTGAATACACGCACTGCCGAGTATCTCAATACGTTGTCTGACGGGAATATTACTGCTGAGTGGTCGACGATGGATGTCACTAAAAAAGGTGAGTATCGCGACAAATTCAACATTAGTGTGCAGAAGAAAGGTTCAAGTAAGTCGTTCCAGACCCTCTCTGGTGGTGAGAAGCGGAAGGTTCGCATTGCGTGTTCTTTGGCATTGCAGGATCTGGTTAGTAACCGGGCGAGTAAAAACATCGATTTGTTTATCGGCGACGAAATTGACGATGCACTCGATACAGCCGGTCTTGAACGCCTCATGGGTATTCTGGAGTCCAAAGCTCGCGAGCGAGGTACTGTGCTGATTATCTCCCATAAAGAGATGAAGTCATGGTTCCGGGAAACTATTACGCTGGAAGTTAAAGAGGGGCGCAGCTATGTCGTTTAAATTAAGCCGCTCGCAGTTTTTGCAGGTATTTGCAGTGATGCAGTCGATAAAACTGATCAATGGGCATACTTCCAATGGTGCGGCTCCACGTATTCTGTGGGGCAGCAACAATATTGACGGAGTACAATTCGCCGCGTTGCTTGGTCTAATATCCGAGACGCCATTGATGCAAAGTTTGAAATCACTACCACCTGGATGTATTGCGCCGATCCTGATTAATCCTTTTGTTGAGGGGGGATATCTTCCCAACGTCGGGCCTGGGTTTATTGCATCCCATGAAACTGAAGATCTTAACATTAATAGCGAAGGGGTCTTTGGGGGAATGGGTGCGCATCACTGTATGGCTTTCACGAACCTTATTCGACTTGCCAATAAGCGGGTGGATAGTTTGGCATCGCCAGGTGATGCTTTTACTGGTTTCCTTATCCAAAGGAGGGATAAAAAGTACAGTGCGGACAAACTACAGTTTGTTGGTAAGTATGGAGAAATGGTAGAAATCGAACTTCAGCTCCCTCATGTTTTAGCAAACGATAGTGCAGACAGTCGGAGGCTATTGGGCATCATGCGTCATTTCATAGCAAGTGGTGTTAAACATGCCGCAGATAAACGTGTCACGCAGGAAAATGAGTATTCAGACTTTGCAAACTATCCCCAACCAACGTTGCAAACGGCAATAGTAGCCAATTCGTTGGAGGCGAGATTATTGGAAAACCCTATATGGGGAACATGGTAAGGAGACTATATGAGTAAAAAAATCAGCGTAGTTGGTGTTGATCCCTCAATGAGCAACTTTGGGCTTGCTGTGGGCACTTTAGACCTTGAGACGGACGAACTTGAGATTCACGGCCTTACTCTTGTTGAGACTAAAGCGGGGAGTAACAAAAAGACCGTTCGTGTGAACAGTGACGATCTGCGCCGCGCCAGTGAAATATGGCGTGTTGCGAAGCCAATCATTGATAAGGCAAATATGGTTTTTTGTGAGCTACCGGTTGGGAGCCAAAACTCTCGTTCGCAGACGTCTTACGGTATTTGTATCGGTGTACTTGCGTGTGTGGATAAGCCATTGATCCAGGTTACTCCAAACGAAATCAAGCATTTTGTCGGCAATAAACTTACTACATCGAAAGAAGAGATTATCCAGTGGGCTACGAAAAAACACCCTAAAGCACCGTGGCTGCGTCGTAAGCAATCTGGACAGGATGTTCTCGTGAACAAAAACGAACATTTGGCTGATGCGGTGGCTGCCATCCATACCGGTATGCAAACAGATCAGTTCCGCCAGGTGCGCGATGTTCTTAAGTCTCTCATTTGATTTCATTGATAGGTAAGTGCTTATCTATTAACATGGGCCACTATATTTAGTGGCCCTCTTTATTTGGTGATACATGATAAGCATCGTAAAACGTAACGGCCAAACAGAGCCGTTATCCGAAGAAAAATACAACCGCGTCGTAATGTATGGCGTAGAAGGCATTCGTGGTGTAAGCGCATCCGCTGTAGCAATGGGAGCTGCGGCCAGCATTTTTGATGGGATTACCACCAGCCAGTTGCATGAGGCTTTGGTTAAATCTGCCGCTGATTTGATCTCACCAGAAGCACCAAATTACTCACAGGTGGCTGCCCGCCTGAACATTTTTAAAATCCGCAAAGATGCCTTCGGTCGTTACGACTATCCGAACTTCTACCAACACATTGTCAAGAACGTTAACAAGGGCGTTTATGACAAGGATTTGCTGACACATTATTCGTTTGAAGAGATCGAAGAACTCGGCAATTACATTAAGCCGAAACGTGACGATCTTTTTGGCTATGCAGCTACGGTGCAGTTGCAAAGCAAATACCTCGTTCAAAACCGTGTTACTGGTGAGATTCATGAGGGGCCGCAACATATCTATATGCTGGTAGGCATGTGTCTGTTCCAGAATTGGGAAGACGACTGCGCTGGCAAAACACGTATGGAGATGGTCAAAGGTTTCTATGACGTTACAAGTACGTTCAAACTGTCTCTGCCCACACCAATCATGGCCGGCGTCCGTACTCCAACCCGTCAGTTCTCCAGTTGTGTGCTGATTGAGTCTGGCGATAGTCTGAAAGGGATTAGTGCAGCTTCAGCCGCAATTATCGACTACGTTTCACGTCGTGCTGGAATTGGTATTGGTTTTGGCCGTATCCGTGCGCTGGGCAGCGAGATCCGCAATGGTGAAGCCACCCATACCGGAGTTATTCCATTCCTGAAGCATTTCCAGACGGCTGTTAAATCTTGTTCGCAAGGTGGTGTTCGTGGTGGCGCAGCAACAGCGTTTTACCCGATCTGGCATCTTGAAGTTGAAAGTCTGCTGGTGGTGAAAAATAACCGTGGTATTGATGAAAACCGCGTTCGCCATCTTGATTACGGCGTCATGAGTAACCGTCTAATGTACCGTCGACTCGTCAGAAGCGAGAACATCACTCTGTTCAGCCCGCATGATGTGCCTGATATGTACGAAGCCTTCTTCACAGACCAGGAGCTGTTTGAAAAGCTGTACCATAAATACGAAGCCGATGATTCAATTCGCAAGAAGTCAGTACCTGCCATTGAGCTGTTCTCATCTCTGATGCAGGAACGAGCGTCCACGGGCCGAATTTATATTGCGAACGTAGATCATATTAACGAGCATGGCGCTTTCATTCCTGCTCTTGCACCTGTTCGCCAGTCAAACCTGTGCATGGAGATCACTCTACCCACTCGTCCACTGGCATTTACCGACGACCCGAACGGTGAGATCGCGCTATGCACTTTATCCGCTTTTAACCTCGGAGCCATCCGTTCACTGGAGTCTCTTAAAGAGGTGGCGTTCTATGCCGTTGCTGCACTGGATTCGTTACTGGATTATCAAGACTATCCGATGGAGGCAGCCGAAGTGCCTGCCAAAGCTCGTCGTAGCTTGGGAATTGGTGTAACCAACTTTGCTTATTACCTGGCAAAGAATGGCGTTCGTTATTCTGATACCGCTGGCAATAAACTGGTGCATGAAACGTTCGAAGCTATCCAGTATTACCTTCTTGATGCCAGCTGCCGACTTGCTGAAGCAAAAGGTGAGTGTGACTGGTTTGAGCAGACCAAGTACGCAATTGGTCAGTTGCCGATCGACCATTACCGTTCTTCATTAGACGAAAGTGGCGAAACCAACTTTGAGTTAAAGATGCCGTGGGAAGAACTGCGTGAACGTATTGCAAAATACGGCCTTCGCAACTCCACACTGACGGCACAAATGCCATGCGAGACTTCCAGCCAGATCACTAATTCCACCAACGGCATCGAACCGCCTCGTGGCCCGGTGTCGGTGAAATCTTCTAAGGACGGCATCGTTAAGATGGTCGTGCCTGAGTTTGAAAAACTGAAGGAACAGTATGAATACCTGTGGGATATGCCGGACAACCGCGGCTATCTGACAAAGGTGGCGATCATCCAGAAGTTCTTTGACCAGGCTATTTCAGCCAATACCAACTATGACCCTTCTCGCTTTGAAGGCGATAAAGTCCCAATGATGACGCTACTGTCAGATTTGCTTCTCGCCTACAAGATGGGAGTTAAAACGCTTTACTACCACAACACCAGAGATGGGGCAGGAAAGCGTGATGACGACGAACCGCAGAATCCACTGACGCAAGCTGTAGCCGTCGAGCCAGAAGATGAGTGCGACGGAGCCTGCAAAATCTGACATATGGTGGGGGATATCCCCACCTTCTCTTTGATTTGTAAGCCTTGTTTAAACACATAAGATAACAACTTGTTTAAACGCACCAAAAAAGAAAAAGGAAAAACACATGTCATATTCAACGTTCCGTTTGGGTGCTAATGATGCAACCAAAGAGCCTATGTTCCTCGGACAATCTGTCAACGTGGCACGTTACGATCAGCAAAAATACCGTGATTTTGAAAAGTTGATTGAACGTCAATTGTCTTTCTTCTGGCGGCCGGAAGAAGTTGATATTTCGAGCGATCGTATCGACTTCAACACGAAGCTGCGGGACCACGAACGTCACATTTTTCTGAGCAATCTCCGTTATCAAACGTTACTCGATTCAGTTCAGGGACGTAGCCCAAATGCAACGCTGCTGCCGCTTATCTCTATTCCTGAACTGGAAACGTGGGTTGAAACATGGTCTTTCTCTGAGACTATCCATAGCCGCAGCTACACCCACATTATTCGTGGCATGGTGGACGATCCGAGCATTGTTTTTGACGGTATTGTTACGGATGAAGAAATCATCAACCGAGCGATCAGTATCTCTGCTGAATATGACAGGCTTTATGGGATGACCTGCGAGCGCCAGTCGTTAGGTGAGAAAGAGTTTGAACGTCTGTACGTAAATGAATATGGCTGGGAGCCATACCCTTTGCACCGTCAGCTTTTCCGCACGTTGGTGTCCATTAATGCGCTTGAGGCGATCCGTTTCTATGTAAGTTTTGCATGTACGTTTGCCTTTGGCGAACGGAAGTTGCTTGAGGGTAACACCAAAATTATGCGCTTTATTGCCCGTGATGAAGCTCTGCATTGCGAAGGAACTGAACGCATGATCCGCTTCATGCGTACCGGTCGCGAAGGTTTATTGTGGAAAGAGATTGCTGCTGATGAAGAAAACGTCATTTACGACACCATGAAATCAGTCGCCGAACAAGAAATGAACTGGGCAGACTATCTCTTCAAAGACGGTTCGATGATTGGTTTAAACGCGGATATTCTGAAGACCTATGTAAAATACCGCACCAATCTGGCTATGAATCGTCTTGGCCTGAAGGCTTTATTTCCAGAAGTTACCACAGATCCGCTGGTCTGGATGAACAAGTGGTTGTTAACCGACACACTGCAAATTGCACCACAAGAGGCAGAGCAAAGCACATATCTGGTAGGTCAGATCGATTCTACCGTGGACAAGGCTTCTCTAAGCCAGTTTGCAGACCTGTAAACCGATACAAAGCATTATGTGGCCTGGCAACGCTGGGCCACAATGGATCACAAGAATTAAGAAGGAACAAAACTAGCATGAACTTTACCAAACTGACTGACCACCTGAAACTTGCCACCGATCGACTCATTGGATTTAAGCCAGAACCATATGAGTTGCATGAAGGCCATGGTGTAGCCACTGAAAGTATTTACAAGATGGTCGATCAGTTTCATGAACTCTTCCAGCATCCGAGACGCGTTATGCCGACACCAGAGCTGCTTCGTCTCCGTGCAAGCCTGATTCATGAAGAAGCTGTAGTGGAAGGTATTCCAGCCGCAATGAATGGGGATATTGAGCAACTGCTGGATGCAATGGCCGACTTTTTATACGTTGGTGTTGGTACGATGGTCTCCATCAAAGGTGGTATTTCTACCGGCATGACCTATTACACGCAGGAACAGAGCATTGATCGCTTTATGCAGACAATTTTTGTGCCCGGTAACACTGTTTTCGATGATATGGCAATGCCATTTCAGGAAGCTCGTGAGGCGTCATGTATGCTCGAAGAGCTGGCAGATAAACTTGAGAAGAAGACTGTTAAGGATTCTGAGCTGATTCAGGAACTGCGCCGTGTAATGAACAAAATCTATGTGGCGTGCATGATGACTTATCGACTGGCTGATTTCCTCGGTATCAATGTCGTCGAGCTGGTTGGCGAAATTCATCGGTCTAACATGACAAAATTATGGCCTGCTGATGTTGAGGAACGTCGCCAGGCTGTGGCCAACTGCAAATACGACTCTTCAGATCTGGGATTCCGCCATGCTGATGGCACCGATAAGATGATCGGTTTTCGAATTTCCGATGGAAAGATTCTGAAGTCTCCAACCTATAGTGATGTCGATTTATCCTCCTTTGTTGAGCAAGCTAAAGCCTCAGCAATGTACGGAATGATCAAAAAATAATTGTAGGTAGTTATCTATCTGTGTATATTTAACATGCGTAATAAAACTCTGGAATGACTATTCGTTTTGGTGGCCTATGGCCACCATTTTTTTATCTGTCTGGTCTTGTTCTCTCAATAAATGTAAACTCACGTAATTAATAAGTGGTTACTTATCTTTGTGAGGTTTTTGTGTCACTCCTTTTGAATCGTGAGCATACGAACGGTCAGGTAACAAACGCATCGTATGCAAAAGTTATTGAGACGGTGCTTAAAAGCGGCGTGCAGGCTGATGATCGCACAGGCACTGGTACTTTAAGCACCTGCTACGTTCCCTCTTACTACATGCTTACTGGTGGGACTGTGCCGCTTATTTCTGGAAAGGCGGTAAATCTTAAGCCACTGCTTGTCGAACTTGAGTGGTATCTGAAAGGCACGGGCAACATCCAATTTCTCAAGGATAACGGCGTTAAGATTTGGGATGCATGGGCCGATGAGAATGGCGATTTGGGGCCGGTTTACGGTAAGCAGTGGCGTCGATGGGAAGATACCCGCATCGTGAGCCATAGTGAATATCTGAGCAAGATCGCTACTTTCCGTGAACGCGGGTACAAAGTCGAGGGATACCTGGGTATCAGTGAAGATCGCGTAGTGCTGTCCCGTGAAATCGATCAGCTACAGCGTATTGTCGATACACTGCGCACGAACCCTACCGATCGTCGCATCATGCTTAACGCATGGAACGTAGGCGAGCTTGAGGATATGAAACTGCCACCTTGCCACTTTGTCTTCTCTTTGTGGAGTCGTGAGCTGGATTTTGAAACCCGTTTAACGATGGCAACTGACATTGGTCTTCAACACAGTCGCCTCGGTTACGAGTCTATCTACACCAAGATGCTATACGATCTGGAGATGGACGGCAGTGTTACTGAAGCTGAACTGGATGAACTTGGAATCCCCAAACGCATCCTCAACTCCTGCCTCGTACAGCGTAGCGTAGACACTTTTGTTGGTATGCCATTCAATATTGCTGGCTATGGCATTCTCACTCATTTTCTCGCGAAGATTACGGGTCACATGGCCGGTGCATTTGTGCATTTTGGCTTTGACGTGCATTTGTACAACAACCACATGGAAGGTGTGTGTGAGCTAATGAAACGACAGGCTCCAGAGCATTCAGATCCGGTCGTTATTTTCCCTCATGAATGGTCAGAGTTGGATGATTTCAAATGGGACGAGGTTTTAATTCTTGGCTATGACCCTCTATCGTGGATCAAGGTTCCAGTGGCGGTGTGATATGGCAAGAGGTATGTATGTCTTATGCGAAATTGAAGGTGTGCTGGCAAATGCCAGCCATCGTAAATCAGTATCTGACGCGGATGCAGGCCAGCTCATTGCCGGTGATGAACTCATTTTCCCCACCAGCCGTATGTTGCGTGGTTTTGCTCGCTCAGGGGCTGAAGTGGTGCTTATCAGTAGCCGCTCTGAAACTCTTGAAGCGCCAACTAAACGATGGCTGAAAGATTTTGGCGTTGATTATGACTGGCTTCATCTCGTACCGAATGGCACCAGTTATGAGAAGCATATTAAGCGCACATTAGCGGAGCATAAAGGCGATCTGCTTATCGCTGCGCTGGTGCACGATCCTCGACTCCGTGCCGCTTTAGCCGACTCTCACCATCGACCGGTCATCTATGAGGTGAGCAAATGAAGATGATCGCTGCTGTTGGCCGTAACTATGAGATCGGCATAGCGAATGAACTCCCCTGGCGTTGTTCTACCGATCTGAAGCTATTTAAGAGACTCACCAAAAACGCCACTGTCGTTATGGGGCGTAAAACGATGGAAAGTCTCAAACGCCCTCTTCCAGAGCGTCATAACCTCGTTTTGACGCGCTCTCATGGCTTTGTACCAAATGGATTCTACCCTGCTGGTGTGGATGATGTGTTGCGATTACCAGAGCCTGTGTGGGTGATTGGCGGGGAACAAATTTACTCGCTATTCATGCCGCATGTTGAAGAGATTTGGCTCTCCCACATCGGCGTTGATGTGCCAAACGCCGATGCATTCTTCCCGGCAAGCATGATGCGTAATTTAGGCTTTGTGCCTGTTGAAACAGCTTATACCCAACGAGCCAGCGAGGAAGAGCCTGGCTTTTCGCAGATCGTATACAGAAGGTCGTAATGGATTACCGGATTGGGATCACTGGTGCTCAGGGCAGTGGGAAAACAACCCTGGCTAAATATATCGACAAACATTACGGAATCCCTTACGTGGATGCTGGTGTCGGAAGTTTGATGAGCCGCCTCGGTGTTCGAGTAGGTGAGTCTATGCCTCTATATGAGCGGCTTCAGATTCAAATGGAAATAGCAAAGCATATAGAGCTACTTACGCGTGGTGTTGAAGGCTTTGTTATCGATCGCACACCTGCTGATGTTATGGCCTACACGTTGGATTTGGTCGGCCATACAAATGAAGATCGGTGTATTGAGTTAGCCCTCGATATCGAAAAGTTTTGCCACAAAACTGCTATTTCAAACTTTAACGCCATTGCTGGCTTACGCCCGGGAGTCGCTCTCTCAGAGCGAGATTACTTGCGATCACAACGAGCATCATTAGACCGTCTGTATGTCGCTCGTATTGATGCGTTGATGTGCGGGGAACTGACAAAAATTCACCTGCATCCGCAAAGGGGAGATCTGCAAACCTTCGTCGTTTCCAACCGATATCGCACGGTTGAAGCAAGAGCCAGATCAGTGATGAGAATGCTAGATAACGCTGTAGAAAAGATAGAAAACCGGTTCTGTGGCCGAGTAACCGTTCATTAGAAATTGTTCGCCTCTTCGACATTGCGACAATAAAACTCTCAAAATGGGTTAAGGATAAAAAATGTTTAGTGAAATGTTACTTGAAGATGAACTGGATCGGAAAACAACAGAGGCTTTGATTCGTGTAGCGGACGAACATTCCCGGTCGCTTATGAGCGATCGAGAGGCTCGTCTGGCTATTCGTACCGTATTCGAAATTGCGCAAGGGCTTGTTGGCGCACAAGTAGGTGAAGCCATTAACATCGCCATGTCTCAGTTCAGTGAAGACAGTAAAAAGCCTCTGTTTCCTATGCATTTGATGCTGGCTGGTGGCACGGTGCTTTATATCTCTGTTTGTCTGGATAGCAACCAAATCAATATTCTCAACACTGCGTCAGGTAAGTGGAAAGATCCGATTGTCTGTGAAACCAGTGAAGAAACTTTGAAAAAAGCGGCTCAATTTGTACGTAGCGCACTACTTAAGGGCGCTAAGAAGTTGTAAGGAGTTCTGATGACAACGATTGTTGCAGGCATCGATATCGAGTCTACGGGACTGGATTTCCTTGCTGGTCATAAAATTATTGAAATCGCAATTACCCGCTATGAACTGGAGACACAGAGACATATTGATAGTCTGGAGATGCGTTTTAACCCTCGCAGAAACATAGATCCGAAAGCTCAAGCCGTTCATGGCATTTCATTGGAACAGCTCGCAGCTGAACCTTTGTTGTCAAATCATGCCAGCGAAATTGGCGCTTATATGGAGGCATGTAGTGCGTGGGTTGCTCATAACGGCGAAGCGTTTGATATACCATTTATTAGACACGAGTTTTCAGGGTATGGAGTAAGACTGCCAGACGTTCCCGTTATAGATACTATGTTATCGGGATTGTGGGCCACAGAAGACGGTAAACGTCCTCGTCTTGAAGAATTGGCCTTCTCTCTTGGCTTTATATACGATCATGCCAAAGCACATAGTGCCTTATATGACACAAACTTAATGATGCAATGCTTCTTTAAGGCACGTAATAAATACGGATTTTTTAAATTACCCTCTGAAATTGTGTAAAACAAAAGCCTGCTTTAAAGAGAGTTTGAAGCAGGCTTTCTTTTAAAGAACAGTCGCCTTTCAATCATTTCCTGCCTGTATTTAATACTTTTCCGCCTGATAGGTTTAGTCAAAATGTAGCCATCGAAACGCAAATGCAACTAAACAGAAGGAGACTTACATGAGTTCGGTTGAAAATGTAATGACAAATGATGATCTGGATGAGCTGACAGCCATGTTGCAATCACTTGATGAACCAGTAAAAAAAGCTGCACAGGTTGAAAATACTGATGATATTGACGATCTGCTTCTCGGCCTCGATGCTGGCGTAGCCATGAGTTCTGATGATGTTGCCGAAGAACTGTTCAATGAAGAAAAAGCAGGTGATTTCAGCTCCGCTTTAAATGAGTTGGAGTTAGCGCATGAGCCTATAAACGTAATTAACACTGAAAGTGGTGAAGTTGCCGAAAATGAGCCAGAGCAGTTGGGGATCATTGAGGTTGAAGAGTGTGTAGAGGTTAATGATGAATTAAAAGTTCAACAGTCAAATGATAGCAACACAAATAAAAAAGCGCGTACTGCAAGAGGTCCTCGTTTTACTCTAAGTGATAAAGATGATGCGTTTTTCAATAAAGCGGGTTTAGAGAAAGATATTTTTTTAGATGCTTACGATAACGCGCCTGTCAAAGCAAAGGATAAGATATTAAACCTTCTTAATTGGTTTAGCGGAGGTCCAGATATTAGTGTTTACACGGTAATTTCCATGAGACACCTTCTCACAGAAAAGAAGGCTACAAGTAATAGTATTAAGATTGCTTTAATGAGCAATCCAGAAAAACCGTATCCGCTTAACACTGCGTCAACTCAGGCTGGGCAAATGATGGCTGTATTTCCAGCGACAGGAATTGCCGTTAGAGACGGTGGAAATCTAACATTGAACGAAGAATCACCGATCGTTAAGAAGTTTGTAGCGGAGTACACTATTGGATGACGTCCCCTACTGAAAATAAAGCCCATAGAGAGCTTTATAGTGCTGGGTAAGCCAATCACATATCCAGCACCACAAAAACGCGCCAGAGAGCTTCTCGTTTGCATTTCTGGCGCGTTTTATTTGATTGCCAGACATAAAATCAAATGCAAAAATAGGTATTTACTTACCTATCGAGAAAGAAGATGATTGCAGCCGAAAAAATCAAACAGCGAAAGCGCGACAACTCTCTTCGTGACCTCTGGAGAACACCTGATTGGCTGTTTTCTGCCATTCAACGTTATCTTGGAGTGACATTTGATGTTGACGTTGCCTGCAACAAGGACAATGCAAAGCTGCCTAATTTCATAGGCGTTGAGCGCGATGCTTTGAAATCTGAATGGGGGCAGCCAGGTACAATTGCCTTCCTCAATCCACCCTACTCCAAAATCTCCCCCTGGATTGATGCGGCTATACGTGAGCAGGCTCGCGGAGTTACAACAGTGATGCTAATTCCTCAATCCCTCGATACAAAGTGGTATGAGCGTGCAACAGAGTATGCGAATGAGACGATTATTCTGTTTGGTGGCCGCGTAGCGTTTGTCGAGCCTGACGTCAATTTGGGTCAGGTAGAAGTAAACATCAACCCCGGTGGCAGTATGCTCGTTGTTTTTCGAGGATTCTGTCAGGACGCCGGGCACTCTATAAGTAAGATCCCTTTGGACGTGATGAAAAGTCTGGGAGGGTATGATCCTGCAAACGTGATCAGAAAAAAAAGACCATCAAAGAAGGCTGCTTAGTTTGTTCTGGCGTCTGTAATTAGCCTGCTTCTGTATATATAAATAACTACATATTAATTATTAATATACGGAAGCAGGCTGTTTTATATCAGAGACTCCCAGACCTGAACACCACTACAGAATCCACTAGAACCCCTTCCCAGACGCTTTAAAATCGATTTTATGAACCACTTTAAGGAAACCAACATGTCATACCCGACTAATGTCGTTGCGCTCGTAGAGAGCGATTTTCTGGCCCAGGCTCGTGAAATGATGAAAGATCGTGAGCAGGCTTTCAACTTGTACGAGTGGGCAATTAAGTGCTTGCATCTTGGCGAGCATCGCGAACTTGTTGAACAGCTTTTAGGTGAGTTGATCAATGAGGTGTTTGCCTTGAATGTTCAACTACATGGTAGAGAAAATAATCAATCACAATGATAGATAAGTACAAACTATTCATAAAGTGAATTGTAAGTGCTAAGATCTGATAGTTTCCAGTCGTAGACTGGAGACTCGACCTGATGGGTGGGGGTAAGCGTCACTGGCGTCAGGTTTAAAAAAGCTCACTACCAGCGTAGAACTGGTGCCGTTTAGGTGTCGGGGAAGGGGGAACCAAAGTGAGCGGAGACAAGGGTCACTTTATGATTGTCGAGTCTGGGGTGTTTCGAGAGGTTGAATCCAGTACTCCCCTTCATAAAGTGTGGGAAGATCTCGGTTCTGGGGTGCTGTCATCCATAACTTCCCAAGTCTAAGCTGGCAGTAGACTTAGACCATAACTTTTCAGGTTATGAAACGACCAGGTTGGTGAGGGATTTTTATACTCACCTCCCTGGGAGAGTATTACCTGAAAAGACAACCTCTCACTTCGTTCGAGGTGAACTTCACTCACTTCGTTCGTTCAGTTCAGGTTTATAAAAACCTGTTCTGGGAAGTAATTTGTTTATTTTAATAATTATTAACACGCACGCGTGTGCGCACGCGCGAGGAAAAAAAATCGGCGCGGCGCTTGATTCAGGAGTTTATATGACGACGAAGACACCAGCCCGATCGCAAGCAAAAACTCGCAAAAATGACAAAAACAAAAATTCTCCCCGCACCAATCCCACAACGCCTGTCGTAGAGTTCAATCCCCAGCTTAAAACCGTGAAAATCTTCAGTGATGGCTCTTGCCTTAAAAATCCGGGTGGCCCGGGCGGTTACGGTATAGTTCTCCAGTATCGTGGTGAGGAACGCGAGTTCTCAGATGGTTTTCATAGCACCACCAATAACCGCATGGAGATGATGGGGGCACTTATCGGGCTGGAGCGTTTGAAATATCCATGCAACGTTATTTTGCACTCTGATAGCCAGTATCTGAAAAACGGCATGACACAGTGGATGAAATGGTGGAAACGCAATGGATGGGTGACTTCTGACAAAAAACCGGTAAAGAATGTTGATCTGTGGAAGCGTCTGGATGAGGCTGCAAGTCGACATAATGTTCGCTGGAAGTGGGTTAAAGGTCACGCCGGGCATCGTGAAAATGAAATATGTGATCGACTCGCGAAGATCGCAGCTTTTTCCGCAGCAGATATGCCTCACAAGAAAGATATTGGTTTTGTTTACAACAAGCAGTAAGTAAGTGTTTACCTATCATTTTAAATCATGTATCTTATCGGCGTCAGGATGACAATGTGTCGGTAAGACACAGTTCCAGGATGGAACGAGAAATGCGGCTGGCAATCGCCAGCCGCAACTCTTTCTGACACTGGATGGAGTCCACATGGCACGTCAAACCTATTTCACTTCTGCAACTAAACGTCCTCGTTCACTACGTCAAATTTTGGCCGAATTATTTAGCGGTCGTGTTCTGTCACGTCTTGATGAACTAGAGACTGCCGTTCGGTTGCTGAATGAACGTTTAGATAAGCAAGCGTCAGTTGTTGCGAACGTGGGGGCGATTGTTACCTCTGGTTCTTCACGCGAAGCGAAAAGTACACGGCCTTTAGTGAAGGAGAAAAACAACAAGGACAGTTCGAATGGAAAATTTTCAAAGAAAGAGGCTGAAACCAATGGCCTACGTTCTCATTATAGTTTCACTGGCGACGGTAGCCGTTCCAGCCGGCCAGAGCCTTTTGATGCCGGGTTCATCCATCACCACACCTCCGTCGACGACAATTACCACCACTCCAGTAGAGCGTCCTGTCACTCTGGATGGGATGACGGTGGATGCGATACCTCAAGTTCATCCAGTTACTCAGGATCATGCTGTGACTAAGGCGGTTGTATGAACTGGTTTTCAAATCACTTTGGAAAAACTTGGCTGGCGATTCTGGCTTTCATAGCTCTCATGGCCGCCGGTTGGGTATCGAACATTGTAAAACTCGTTTGCTCTGGTGATCTCCAGTTTCAGGCTGGTATGACCTTGGCTCGTGTTGTTGGGATTTTTGTTTTTCCAGTCGGTTCGGTACTTGGTTATTTCTGACGGTTGTTAGTGCATATGCATTGACCGTCTTTTCGTAAGCAATTCATGTAACTAGAAAACAACTTGTTTTAACAAATAACAAAAGGAAAGCACATGTTAGGTTTATTCAAAAAGAAAACTCGTAAAGCTGTTATCGAGGTCAAAAAAATGGAGAACCGAGATGCGGTTGAAGCCACCGTGTGGGGCGCGTACATGATCTCCTATGCCGATGGCACATGCGACGCAAAGGAAATTTCCATTCTTGAGAAAACAATTGCAGCTCTGCCTGCGTTTTCTCCGTTTGCTGGTGAGATTGCCCAAATGAGCGCCAATATCCGTGCTCAATACGAAGCCTCACCGCGCCGCGCTAATGCCCAGGCTTTACGTGAGCTGGCTGATGTGGCCGGGACTAATGATGCAGTAGATGTACTGTGTCTGTGCCTTGATATTGCCGACCAAGACGGTATTGGCGAACAAGAAGAGCTGGCCCTGAAAAAGATCGCACAGGCGCTTCAGTTGTCACTGGATGCTTATCTCTAATGCTTGAGAGATTCCGGCTTGTGACCGTCATTGCTCTTCTGGTGATGGCGGTGTTGGTGGATTTTACGGGAAAGATGATGTCTGTCATTTCTGATGGCGTCCTCATTGGTCTGGCGATCTACTTCGCTTATCCGCTAGTCCGTAAAGCAACGTGTTAATGACAAGGGCCAAATGGCCCTTGTGTTTCGTTGACCGAAATAGAGAGTTTGCACCTTTACGTTTAGCTTGCTCCCCTTTTATGTCACATCACAATAAAGCCAATAAGAAAACAACTTGTTTAAGCATTAGGAAAAACACATGTGCAAGAAATGCAAAGCGATAGCTGATGAACAAAACGCCTTATTCGAAGAAATGGATGCTAATGAACTGGTCAAAATGTTAGCCATTCTTCGAGGAATAGAAGACGTTTCCATATTTGAGAGAGTGGTTACAGCACTTAATTTTGAGTCCACCTTTGAAGAGCCAACTCAGGTTGTAGCTTTAGCACATCATTTCGGTGTTCATTATCTTGCTGAAAAAGAGCGCGCTGATAAGTTGCAGGCGACTTTGGATATGGTGAGCGAGACTCAACGAACTGATGACACTAACAAGAGTGAGGCGATTATTGCCAGCAAAGATCGTGAAATTGCTGGGCTTAAATCCTCTCTAACGATGTTGATGTCTGCGTTCAATCTTATGTCTTCTCAGGCGGGTTATAAAATGCCATCACTAAACAGCGATGATCCGATGGCCGTTCGTCAGCTTTTGGGAGCAATGGCCGACCAACTCGACGACACAAAGAGTCGGCTTGAAGACATGATGCGTGAGTTAAGCCATCGACATAACCTCGCAACACAGCCACACAAAGCCTTTCAAAGCTCTAATTGATCTGATATGGCCGCATGATCGGCCATATTGTGTTGATAAAAAACAAGGATGAAAAATGGCATACGGTACAGGGATTTACAACAATAAAGGAATTAACGTTACTGGCTTCCTTACTCCTATTTTTTTTCTTGATCGATTTACTGCGTCATCAGGCTCTAAGACGTACTCCAATCCGCCACCGGGTAAATCGCTACATGCCGTGTGGTCATTGATGCCTCTTAACAACGACAACTACATTAATTTACCTGTTCCAACAGTTACTATTAATGGAAATACGGTTAGTTGGTCAAATTTATATACGGGGCTTGGTTCTTACATATACACATACTGGGGATAATTATGTTCGGGATGTCAATTACTCAATCAGATGGAAGTTTGTGGATGAGTCCAGAATTTACTCCGCAAAATCTGATTAATAAAGGGACAATGTCTACATCTAAAGGTTCTGTTTTTCAAACATCAATCCCATCAAACAAATCATGCTTTTTCTTCATAAAAAGCAGTAATAAGGCGAACATGATGTTTATTCATGAGCATAGTAACGGATACAATGCTCTCAGATTGCATCAGGTAAATGGTAGCCCCGGAACAATAACAGTTTATGCTTTTTCTGATATGGTGTTACCACATTCTGGCTATGGCATTGCCATGTATAACAGCGCAGGCGCAATGGTGTATCACGGTGAGATGATGCCCCTTGATGCGAAACTTATCACTATTTCTGACCCTCAATTTACAATAGATATGGGGTATCCATGTGCGGTAATGCCTGCTATGGTTGGGGTATATAACTATAGACGAACCGATTACGACAGACCTGTCTATGTAACAATGACAGGTGCAACTGGAAACCAAGTATATAACGGTCAATGGTATTCCGGTAATGTCACATGGGATATTAAGAAGATTTATACAAACAAAATTCTGGTGATAAATACCTCCAAGTATGATTAGCCAATGCCTTTATTTGAAGGATTGCCTGTTTATTTCTATTTAGTACCTTTTCATTTTTGAAATAATTGCACCATTAAACAAATCACTTCTTAATGGTGCAATTATGAATACAGCCCTTTCCATCATCGACGATGCCAACTCAAACACTGCTATCGACTATCGGCAGGAAATGAACGTCATCCACGAAATTGTGGCCGAGTGCGAGAAAGAGATCGCCTTCATGTATCAGGTACACGACTTCGTTTATGGCGACGAACGCCACAACATGATTAATCGCCTGCTGAGACTAAACCATCGACCAGATGAAGATCGCTCGCGTTTAAATCGAGGTTGGTTGGATAAAGTCGATCTGGAATGGGTGAAACAGAATATTTGGGCCGAGTACTGGAGGAAGGTCACGGACATGACTAACGTTTTGCTGATCATGCCAGCTTCCCGTCGAGATGAGTGGCGCGAGCAGTTTATAGAGGGCAAACAGGAAGTCATCAAAACTGACAGAACCGGCTACCAGATGAAGGTTAAAGAGTTCGTTGGTGTACCGGAGTTCAAAGCAGAAACGGTCATACCCACGATGCTTAATTTGCTGAATGACAGGCACAAATATCTCTCTGAGCGCGTGTATGGCTTGTTTAAGGCGCTGAGTCCTGCGCACAAGACAAATAAGACAAACGGTTTCAGCGAACGTCTGATAATCGCTGACTGCATTTCTGATTTCTGGCGGGACAGCGTTAGTGTGAACTATCGCAAAGAGGACTATATCGACGATCTGCGTGTCTTGCTTCATTTCTTCGCGCACAAAGAATTTATTACCATCAACCGCACTGCTGAGGTGCTATCAGCTGCGTATCGGGCAAACGACTGCCAGACCGGTGACTGGATGAACGTCGATGGAAATCTAATGCGCGTGAAGATGTTCAAGAACGGCAACGTTCACTTTGAAATACATCCTGACGTGGCCTGGAAGTTGAATGAGGTGCTGGCTTACAGTATGCCTGCTGCAATCCCCGCGCCATGTCGCACCGCGCCAAAAACACGGGCACCAAAGCAGTTCGGGTTAATCCAGAAGACGATCTCCGTGCCGGTTCGCACTGCGCTTCGTGACGGGCGATTGAGCAAAGACAAAGGCGTATGGTACTTCTCTGATTCAGCTCTCCAGAAGTCGCAGGTGGAAGAGCTTGAGCGCACACTGAGCTTCATTGGCGGCGTGCAGGAGAAAAAACACTGGCAGTTCCCGTATGAGATCGGCCATACGCTAAATACGATTGTGGCTACCGGATTAATACCGGATACAAAATCACACCAGTTCTACCCTACCCCACGCTTGATTGCTGAGTACGTTGCCAGAGCCACTGAATTGAAGTCTGGTGAGAAGCTGCTGGAGCCTCAAGCCGGACGTGGGGATCTTCTGGCCTATATCAACGCCGATCTGGAAGATGTTACCTGCATAGAAATCGCACCTCTCTTCGCTGATATCCTGCGTGGAAAAGGGTATACGAACACGATTTGCTGCGACTTCATAAAGTGGTCTGAGGACAACGCAGGTTATCAGTTCGACAAAATCGTTATGAACCCGCCGTACTCGCTTGGTCGTCATAGAGAGCACACGCTGGCTGCGCTGGGGCATCTGAAAGTCGGCGGGCGTCTTGTAGCAGTATTGCCGGGCACTGCGCCAATACTGGACTGGATGACGATGGATAATTACGTTTATGCCAAAGGGAAGTCGTTTACCAACGAGTTTGAAGATACCGGGATCACAGTCAGCGTATACGTTTTCAAACGCGTTAAATGATAGGTAAATGCTTACTTAATTTGTGTAAGAATGTAGTAACTAAACGATAAGAGAAAAACACATGAACAACCTCCAGTTAGAGCATTTTAACGTCACAGGCCATTCTGATTTTCCTTTCAAGTTTACATTGAAAGGTTATGCAGAGGATGCGGTAGGCCAGATCATTATTGATAAAGGCATCGTTAAGTTTGAGGGGAATTTTGATGAATCCGCGAAAACATTCATAGACTTCGTTGCCAAACGTTGGAGCGAGCAATGGAAAGACCTGGAAAAGCGCGCTAGTGAGTTTGATCGGTTCATGGATGCAATGGATACAGCAAAAGAGGCTCTTGCTGCCGGGACTCCGTTAGATCTGGAGTCACTTTTCAACGGCGAAGTGGCCTCTGCGATGTTCGCCACCATGTTCGCGGGTGAGTTCGTCCGCAGCGGTGCCAAAAACTACCTTGAGCTGGATTACAACGTCCCTGCAATTGGCGATTTCGTCGTTACCATCCAACGCAAAGAAGGTAAGACGCCAGGTGAACGCGTCGCAGAGCTTGAGGCCGTTGTGGATCAGCGTAACGGAGAGTGTGACCGTTTGATCAGCGAGCTTCATGCACTTCGGGAAGAAAGAATATGCGAGGGTAGTAATACACGTAATGCAGCGGATATCTACTTCCAGTTAGTTGAGGAATGCCAGATTCCACCAGGTGGCTCTCTTGTCGATTACGTCAGACATTTAATGGCGGAAGTTAACTCCAGCCATAAAGATGGTGAGGTGCGCTGATGTTTGGCATTGATGCACAGCGTATAGCCGCTTTTGCAAAAAGTCCTCTTGATAATCCCTTGTCTCGTAGTGAGCAAATGGCACTGGCAAGGCTTTTTCTTCACATTCAAAAACAGGCAGACATTTTCAATAACATGCCTAATCAACCTATTCTGGATGGTCACATCCAGATGGTCATTAACAGTCATGAGAAAGGCTGGGCTGCAATCGTCCCCTGCACAATTACATACAGGTTGGCGAAAGAGGTTCAAGAGTTTCGAAAAGTCAGTGTCGAATCAGAGTCTACCAAAGCCGCAATAAACACTCTTATTCGCATGGGGTTCACATGGGACGGTGGAGCTTACTGGCAAGCACCTCAACCCATTTTATCCGGCAATTAGGCGCTACAAATCCTTCTGCATGAATAAATAAAGGCCATAACTTATGGCCTTAAATAAATTGTTTTCTACCTTTTCTTATTTGTGAAAATAAACCAGCACTTGGTAGTGCTTATGTAACAGCAAAGAAGAGAAAAACACATGAGTAACAAAATCGAAAATCCCGTAGTTCTCATTCACAAGCGCGAGAACCACGACTCCTATGCGGTGGCGATCACCAATGGGAGTCACGATTTTTACGATGGCCTGCTAATGGCCTCAGTGTCGCCTGATGAGGCAGACAACTCTTTTGCCGTCTTCGCTATGGTTGGTTACTACATGGCTGCCGAAATTGAGAAGTTGCGGGCGCAAAGAGACGCATTAGCGGCGGAGAATGCAGCCCTGAAAGAATCTGAGCGAGCATTCGATGCGATGTGTGCCGAGGAACACGGAGATAATTGGGTTAGCGAATTAACGGAGACTCCAGCCACCGATGCTTTTCTGGCTGAAGTACGTGCGCAGGGCGTGGAGATGTTTGCTGAGTGCGCATACACACTTGAACATCATGATCACGCAGTAGCCTTCGCCGCTGAGCTTCGCAAAGGAAATAAACAGTGAATGAGATTTACTACCTGACGTTACGTGAACGTTATTCACCAAAACCAGCGCCTAAATGCTCTGTTTGTGGCGAGGAAATGTCAATACAGCGCATATCTGGAGCACATGTTGTTTATGCCTGTTCCGGTGAGGGTGATGACGGATATTTTAAGATAGGGCGTACTTTTGCAGACGAACATTATGAAAAATCACGCGTAACAGTAGTTGATGCTAGTGATCCCGATGTGATTGCACTGCTGGACGAACTGGATAAAAGACAGCAACACATCCGACGTCTTGAGCAGGAGAACGTAGAGATGGTCCTAACGCTTGAGAAGCTGCGTGTTGAGCTTGAGGAGACAAAATCAAAACTCAACGAACAGCGTGAATATTACGAAGGTGTTATCTCGGATGGGAGTAAGCGCATAGCAGAGTTAGAAAGTGATTCTCAGGCACAAAAGTTAGTTGAAGCAATCATTGTTGCGATAGAAAACGAACAGGAACGTCTTTTTGATGAAGATTACCTAATGGATTCGAAAGAATGCATTGACGTAATTCGTGAAGAAGTAAAGCGATGGAATGATTCCCGCGCCGCTGGCATTCGCATCAAAGGAGAGTGAGATGACCACATCGCATTCTGCAATTACCCAGGAAAAAGCCTTCCACATACTCGAACGATTAGAGGCGCTTGCTACGGAGGAGGATATATCCCCGGAGAAACTGGTTGAGTTCAGCCGTGTGATATTGCGTCGCAAGAACGATATGGAGCGGCTGACATCTGGCGCTCCATCCTTATCAGTCAGGCGAACACTTTGTTGCAGCTTCTGCAACAAATCCCAGTACGCCGTCAAAAAGTTAATTGCTGGGGACGCCGTTTTCATCTGCGACGAGTGTGTGGATGTGTGCAACAGAATTATCCGGGGAGAGAAAGAGGGATCAGCATGAAATTTTCCAAATTTTCTGAGTTGGTGAATCGTATTTTGTCCAACAACCACAGCCATCGTCGCGATATGGATGTAACGATCGTTGTTCATTCGCCTGGTCGCATCGGTTCAACACCATCAGTTGAGGTTCAGTCAATTCAGGCGGGTTTTGATTGGGATGCCGGGCAAGTGATGATTTTTCCAGCACAGCCACTGACCACGCTAACACCAGAGCAGGTTGCTGATATCACTGATAGTGTGCGCAAAGGTCAGTCTTGGCACGCGTATCAGGAATACAAGAAGCATAAAGAGCAGTTGGAAAAATTGTCGATGGAGTTGGAAGGCGCTAAACAGCGGGAAAAAGATCTGTTTATGGAAAATGTTCGACTTAAGTCAGGTATAGCCGGTCTGATACACCTCGGTATTCGATATGCGGATGTTGAGGTCATGAAAATTGCTGGAGATGCCCAGCTTTCTACTCCATGCACTGACAGCATCATAAACAGCATTGCAGCAGGCATTTTCACCAAAGAGGGGGCAGCACGATGAGAACACTAGAGGTTCGCGCTGAAGACGTAATCCCTGGTGATGTGCTCATAACATCTAAAGGTCAACAATGTGCGGTTAAATCTTTTTGGATGGAAAATGACAAAGTGACTCTGTTCGGTACGGATGGTTCCGAAACTGATTATGACTACGACGAATTGCTTGTTGTTGAGAGAGCTGCCTAATGACCACCGTTAACAATAAGAAATGCTACCCAAGCGAGAAATATCTTAATGAGCTGATCACCAACATTGAGTTTGCTGCAAGAGCACCAGTTGAAGTCGTGAGAGCGATTGCAGCAGAGCTACAGAAGCACCGTAAGGCCTATGCCAATACAGCCGCATCTAAGGATGGTTGGATAAGCTGTAGTGAGCGAATGCCTGTAATTGGCGAGCTAAATTGGAGAACTAGTTTTCCTTTACTGGTTACGTGTGAGATCGGCGTTATACCTGCTTATTACGGCTTTGTGAGCGTTAATGGTGATAGGCATTATGGCTTTATGGAGAGTCTTAAATACGGAGACGCTAACGGCAACCATCCTCAAACTAATGAATATGGTCTGATTAGCAATGTCACACACTGGATGCCACTACCAGAACGCCGCAGGAGTCGAACAGTGAATAATGCAGAGTTATTTCAGAAAATATCGGCTCTCGCGACTGAATGCCACGCTATAGCATCTGAGCTTGATGTTGGCGATGAACGAACCGAGATGTTCGAAATATACAGTGTGCTGCGCAATCTCTGTCGGCGTGGCTACGCCACTCAAGTAGGGCGAATGACTAACCCACTACTCTCATCCTGTGATGAGGATGACTCGGATGAGGATGACGAATGATGCATAAATCAGTAGCCGGTGAGTTTCAGAAGGAAGTCGATAATACCACTGATCTATTGGACGATATTTTAAGCATTCTCGCGCTGCTTGAGGCTGGCGATTGGTCAGAACATTGCACTAAAACAGAGCTAGGCGGTCGGCTTGAAAGAGAGATTACACGACTGATTAGCGATGCCCAAAATGATTTGTCACCTGAGCATCTCCCCTGCGATGTAGTTCTTGTGCCAGGGATGAGGATACACGAAGGCGTCAGAACGAAAACATTATTAACCGCATTACAGAGAAGAGCCGAACTAAGCTCGCGGATAAAGTTGATGCCATCCAAAATATTTGATGTCGTCAAATTTACGCCATCGCAACATACTGAGAGAGATAAATGAGCACGGTAGCGAAAGATCTCACAGAAGATATTCTCAATAAAATTATTGCTGGTGCAAATACCTCGCTTGAGCAACTTCTTGCGTTAGCACTGAGAGCCGAACGTCGAGACAGAAATCGTTTTTATGAGCGATTACCAGGGAAGCGACCAGATAGATCGGATGAAGAAGGTTGCGATATAGACTACATGGAGCCTTCAGAGATTTATCAACTTGGTAAAGATGACGGCTGGAACGCTTATCACGATGCTGTGATGAAGTTGGATGAAAAAGTTAAACCTCTTTCTCGACCGGTAGATCACGGTTTCCGCGATAACTGCGAATGCTCTAGTTGCCAGACCACGGCCCGTATTTGTTCCGAATTGACAGATAAGTCCAGCCTAATCTACGAAGTTAATGTAGGCGGTAATACATGGGTCGAATGCACAAGAGCTGCATACGTAAGAGCAAAAGACAAGGGTGAATTAACCAGAGTTGTTACCAATCACCCAAATAATGAGCTTAAAGATCACCAGATTCGAGAACTGGTGAACGAGTTGAGAGATATTGCGGTTCAGTACCACGGAACGCAGCAATTGCGGGAGAAGATTGCCAGAGCAGTGAACAACTCAGTCCGTAAAAAATAAGCAATAGTACGATAAAGAGGCCCCATGCTCTTGATGGGGCCTGTAGCAACTAGCGTTATGGACGCTGGTTTACGTACTCAATGATCGCTTTGATAATCGCGAACATCGGCGGCACGATTTTGAACAGTAAGTTAACCATAACAGGCCTCACTTAGTTTTATCGCGCCTAGCTGCAAATACCTTTGGGCTTGCCTTTGCAGTTGCAATATCTGTAGTCGCCAGATACTTACGGCACGATTTCGAGTTAAGGTAAGGTTTTAGAGTCACCAAAAACCTGGACTTAAATCTTCTTTGAGAACAACGATGTTTAGTAAATGGTCATTATTACCTGGTATGACCACTCAACCTTTCTTGATGAATCCAGTACATTCGGTTAATCTTAATTCAGTCGCCAGATACTTATGGCTCAGGAACAGAGCCGCAAACTCTGTTTCCTTTTAAAAAGCCCAGCCTAGTCAACTGGGCTTTTTAATGTCTATTTTTAACCCAACATACCCTCAATACTGCAACATCAGTGTCTTGCGAATTAAGATAGTGTGAATAGATTTTTCATGCAAGTGCATAAGCCTGTGGATAACTCAGGAAGGAAAAAGTGACTTCTGCGCACTTTAGACCGGACAAGGCGTTCGAAAAAGTCAATGGGAAGAAAAAATTTGTTAAAAATAACGTTTGTTTGAATTGTATATATTTATGCCTTTCAATAGTTAGCATCTTATTAACATCTTTTTTAAGAGATAGAGTTCAAAAATATATAGCTTCAATATATACTGTATGTGTATACAGTATTAAGAGGCGAGTATTATGGGCTTCCCTTCTCCTGCGGCGGATTATGCTGAGAGCCGTATTTCTCTTGATCAGCAGATAATTAGACATCCTTCAGCGACCTACTTCATGAGGGCAGCTGATAGTCATCATCGTGAGGGAATATTACAGGGTGCATTGCTGGTGGTCGATTCCTCACTTACCCCGGTTGATGGTTCTCTGCTTGTATGCGCTCTGGATGGGGAATATCGCGTAAAAAGATACCGGAAGTACCCACGTCAGCATCTGGAGGATTTAAGAACCGGTAAGAAGGAAGCATTGCCAAAGGATGACGATGGATGCACGGGCAGCAATGCCGTGTTTGGTGTGATCACTCACATTATCAACGACGCAAGAAGTGGCGAGTTTGATGATTGTCCCGTGATGTAGGAGAACTGATTAGGCGGTGCAATGCACCGCCTTTTTATCACACTGCGCGGAATGCGATTTCGCCAGGTATTACTTCACCTTGCCAATACATTTGGGCAGCAACGCGATCTGCGAGGTCACGATAAATAGCCGTAAATTCACTATCTGGACGACTAATAACGGTTGGTGTTCCGTTATCCAGATCTTCACGAAGAGAGATATGAAGTGGCATTTGGCCTAACAACTGCGTGTTGTATTTCTCGGCCAGTTTCTCTGCGCCACCGGTGCCAAAAATTGGCTCGTGATGACCGCAGTTACTGCAAATATGCACACTCATGTTTTCGACGATACCAAGTACCGGCACTTCGACTTTTTCGAACATCACAATGCCTTTCTTCGCATCGATCAGCGCGATGTCTTGCGGCGTAGTTACCACAACAGCACCAGTTACAGGAATGTTCTGCGCCAGCGTCAACTGAATATCACCAGTGCCCGGCGGCATATCGAGAACAAGATAGTCCAGATCAGGCCACAATGTTTCCTGCAACATCTGCATTAACGCCTTGCTCGCCATCGGTCCACGCCACACCATTGCATTGTCGTCGGTGACCAGATAACCAATAGAGTTGGTTGCCAGGCCATGAGACATGATAGGTGCCATGTGAGTACCGTCAGGTGAGGTTGGACGTTGGTTTTCCGCGCCCAGCATGGTTGGAATTGATGGACCATAGATATCGGCATCCAAAATACCAACTTTCGCACCTTCAGCAGCCAACGCCAGTGCCAGGTTTACCGCCGTGGAGGATTTACCCACGCCGCCCTTGCCTGAGCTGACGGCGATAATGTTCTTAACGCCATTAATGCCTGGTTGGTTTTTGACGCGCTTAAGCGTGGCAATGTTGTACGACAGCTTCCAGTCAATAGCCTTTGCGCCAGTGATACGGAGCAGATCACCACTACATTGCTCTTTCAGGTCTTCAAAAGGCTTATTCCACACGAAAGGCATGATTAGTTCGACATGCAGTGTGTCATCCATCAACGCAACATGGTGTAACGCTTTAAGCGTAGTCAGGTTGTGTTTCAGGGTTGGGTGCTGAAAATTAGCCAGCGTACCGGCTACCATTGCTCTCAGGGCATCCGGCGATTTGGACTCGCTCATCCCGTCTCCTTTATTTTAATTTGCGCAATTGTCGCCTTGTAGTGTACTCCAGCTACGACATTTAATCATTTATGAGAAATGCTGTTATCACATGGCAGACATAAGGCCATTTTGTTACTATCAAGCCCCTTTTCACTACAAAGAAGTAATGCCTACTATGACCCAAGTCGCGAAGAAAATTCTGGTGACGTGCGCGCTGCCGTACGCTAACGGCTCAATCCACCTCGGCCATATGCTGGAGCACATCCAGGCTGATGTCTGGGTTCGTTACCAGCGAATGCGCGGCCACGAGGTTAATTTCATCTGTGCCGACGATGCCCACGGTACGCCGATCATGCTGAAAGCACAGCAGCTTGGTATCACACCGGAGCAGATGATTGGCGAAATGAGTCAGGAACACCAGACTGATTTCGCAGGCTTTAACATCAGCTATGACAACTATCACTCGACGCACAGCGAAGAGAACCGTCAGTTGTCTGAGCTTATCTATACTCGCCTGAAAGAGAACGGTTTTATTAAAAACCGCACTATCTCTCAGTTGTACGACCCGGAAAAAGGCATGTTCCTGCCGGATCGTTTTGTAAAAGGCACCTGCCCGAAATGTAAAGCGCCAGATCAATACGGCGATAACTGTGAAGTCTGCGGCGCAACATATAGCCCGACTGAATTGATCGAGCCGAAATCGGTGGTTTCTGGCGCTACCCCGGTAATGCGTGATTCCGAACACTTCTTCTTTGATCTGCCTTCTTTCAGCGAAATGTTGCAGGCATGGACCCGCAGCGGCGCGTTGCAGGAGCAGGTGGCGAACAAAATGCAGGAATGGTTTGAATCCGGCCTGCAACAGTGGGATATCTCCCGAGATGCGCCCTACTTCGGTTTTGAAATTCCGAACGCGCCGGGCAAATATTTCTACGTCTGGCTGGACGCGCCGATTGGCTACATGGGTTCCTTCAAGAATCTGTGCGACAAGCGCGGCGATACCACCAGCTTCGATGAATACTGGAAGAAAGACTCCACCGCCGAGCTGTACCACTTCATCGGTAAAGATATTGTTTACTTCCACAGCCTGTTCTGGCCTGCCATGCTGGAAGGCAGCAACTTCCGCAAGCCGACCAACCTGTTTGTTCACGGCTATGTGACGGTGAACGGCGCGAAGATGTCCAAGTCTCGCGGCACCTTTATTAAAGCCAGCACCTGGCTGAATCATTTTGACGCTGACAGCCTGCGTTACTACTACACTGCGAAACTCTCTTCGCGCATTGATGATATCGATCTCAACCTGGAGGATTTCGTTCAGCGCGTGAATGCCGATATCGTGAACAAAGTGGTTAACCTGGCCTCCCGTAATGCAGGCTTTATCAACAAGCGTTTTGACGGCGTGCTGGCAAGCGAACTGGCTGACCCGCAACTGTACAAAACCTTTACTGATGCCGCTGAAGTGATTGGCGAAGCATGGGAAAGCCGTGAATTTGGTAAAGCTATCCGTGAAATCATGGCATTGGCTGACCTGGCTAACCGCTATGTCGATGAACAGGCTCCGTGGGTGGTGGCGAAGCAGGAAGGACGCGATGCCGATCTGCAGGCGATTTGCTCTATGGGCATTAACCTGTTCCGCGTGCTGATGACGTACCTGAAGCCGGTACTGCCGAAACTGACTGAACGTGCAGAAGCATTCCTGAATACAGAACTGACCTGGGATGGTATCCAGCAACCGCTGCTGGGTCATAAAGTGAATCCGTTCAAGGCACTGTATAACCGCATCGATATGAAGCAGGTTGAAGCACTGGTGGAAGCATCCAAAGAAGAAGTGAAAGCAGCTGCCGCGCCAGTTACTGGCCCGCTGGCAGACGACCCGATTCAGGAAACCATCACCTTTGACGACTTTGCCAAAGTTGACCTGCGCGTGGCACTGATCGAAAACGCAGAGTTTGTTGAAGGTTCTGACAAACTGCTGCGCCTGACGCTGGATCTCGGCGGTGAAAAACGCAATGTCTTCTCAGGCATCCGTTCTGCTTATCCAGACCCACAGGCACTGATTGGTCGTCACACCATTATGGTGGCTAACCTGGCACCGCGTAAAATGCGCTTCGGTATCTCCGAAGGCATGGTGATGGCTGCTGGCCCTGGCGGAAAAGATATCTTCCTGTTAAGCCCGGATGCTGGTGCTAAACCAGGCCACCAAGTTAAGTAACTAAACAACCATTTTTCACAATGCCCGGCAACACGCTGGGCATTTTCATATAGACACAATCCCTCCTGATTTACACAAGCCCTAAAACAATTTGTTTTCTACCTTTTGTTGATTGAGATAATAAGCCACATAAGAAAACAACTTGTTTTGGAGTAGTTGAAATGTTGAACATTACCCAAGCCTACCAGGTGGCATTGATCAGTTCATCTCATACATCAGAGGAAGATGCTCGCCGATTCATGATCGCAAGCAATGAGCTGGATTGGGTTTCACAAATTGATGGCGGTTGTATTGTTCACGCCGGGTTACAGAATGATGTCTGGAAAGACGACTTGCGTCGATATGGTATATCCGAAGGCGCGATTGCTAACATTCAGAAAGTACTTGATGTAGGCTTTGACTCTGTACATTTTGATTGTGGTGCGCCGGTCGTTGAAGGGCTTGAGTGCTGGAACTGGTAACAGATATTAAAGCATTGGTAGTTTGTTTTTAGGATTATCAAAGAAATGAAAAAGTTGAAAAGTTTAGAAATCCCTGGGACTGGTTATAAATTCTTTATGGACAACGCGGAGTGTGCGCCTAACGCGTTGGAAAAAATACAAAGTCTTATCAACAGCCTTACTGAAGAAGCGAAAGAACTGAAGAGCGAGGCGACAAAGGACAATACAGCTAAAATCCAATGCTTAAATCTCGTTTCTTATTGTTTATATCAAGTGTCCAAGACACTGATTAAAGGCAATATCTATTACGACGATGAAGACACCTCGACACCTGAAGAAAAAGATAGCGATGAAGAACTCTATGAAGATATCTCTACCAGTGCGGGTCATGCTGCCTTCGATGCTATGGGTGAATCGTCAGGCATCAGATCGTTTGTTGAACAGAACAATTCGACAATAATGATTGAGTACTGTGAACAAACAAGCTCCAAGGCCATACATGTTCTTCACGATGTTGCTGCAGGGGTTCGCTGTGAGGCTGAAGCGGTCAGAAAAGATGTATTTGGTGCAGACAGTAATACCGTGAAAGCGTTCATCAACAGTGCTCTGCTAAATTCTTACTCAAACCTTATCGTCAATGCGGCACTATGCGCAAATTCAGGTGAAGAACACATTGTCATAACTGAAACCAAACATGAGCATCAACAGTCACCAACCATAGAAGAGGTAACTGCATTGGCTATCAAACAGGCGAGTGAAATTAGTGATGAAATTCTCTCTCTGCTAAACAAAACTATGTAAAACATTGATAATGGCGGTCACAATTTGATTCTTTTCTATAAGAATCCGTTGATCGCCACTACTCCCCTTCCATACCTGCAATCATACCCTTAAATATCAATAGGTTATGGTTGTTTATACAAATAAGAAAACAACTAAATAACAGATCAACGAAACGTCAACGCTTTCACCCGATTTGGTCTAAAAAATTGACGTTTTCACACATCACTTCTTATACCCGCAACTCTACGCAGCAGACAGCGCCACAGCGTCCAATTTTCACCACAGACGACCCAACACACTACCAACAAAAACACACGCTCAAAATCGCTCCCGTTGCGTTACACAACCATATAAACAACTTATTTTCAGGCATAACAAAACAACTAAATAACACACATGCCATTTCCAAAAACAACCCACCTCTTCTCCCCAGGCTACCGGACAACCAACCTAACTTTCACAGGCAATCCGAAAACATTCATACGCGCGATACCCACGACACGCCATTCCCCAAACAGCGAAGAAACACCAGAATCACTGAAACCCCAACGAAGCCTGTAACCGCAAGGATTCTCTCAATCCCAAAAGACACGAAACATAACAATCACGGGAAATGCCATTACCCAATACACGAATAACTACAAAAGCCCTTCACGCACTCCAGACAAACAACTCAAACACAATAACGAAAGGAATCGCCCACCTGCCATTACTCCATACACGGAGAAGAACAATCACCAAAACGACGAGAACACCCCATAGAAGAACCACCGCAAAACGAACGAAACCACATACACCGACAGAGAAAACAACACACCCAATTCACCAACAGAAATAGTCGCCGTATAGAACATTCTGGAAGGAGTGAGCATTAACGCCTATAGAGAGGTTGAGACAGATAAAACACGAAGAAAACACAACATGTATAGCGAAGAAGCCAGGTATGTATAAGTGGGGAGGGAAGGAGGGGTGTCGCCTCCTTTTTCGTATTTATTCAACTCCTGATTTTATCCCCCGTAAAACCCCTACGGTCAGCCTTCGGTCCATACAGGGAAAAGGTTGCATCCCGCTACAGAAACGGCTGGGTTGCCTTCGGGGAACGGCTGGAGGTTTTCAGGGAAACGGTCGAGTTGCCTGTGTGGATTTCGGGAAAAGGCTCGATGCCGGTTCAGGAACGGCGGCGTACCGGTATAGCGTGAGGGAGAGTTGCGGCTACCCACCTGTAATGTGCGGGAAGAAGAGAGGCGCTCACGTGCAGGCGAACTTACTTACCGCTGGATTCCCTCTGAATGCCCAGCTACAGCGTAATTGTGCCAGACAGCCAACGGGTCACAATCGATTTCAGTAGGTTTTCGGGGAGAGGATTATTCTGCCCACCAGCCACCTTCGGCCACTAAATCAGAATAATGTAAAAAGTGTACTCGATACTGAACCTGAAAACTCACTGCCAAAACAACATTCACCGGAATAAAATCCTTTTTCGCCTGTGCGTTATTGCGATAATAACACCAACGAGAAAACAAGTTGTTTAAGGATTGCTTTATGTTTGCAAATATCGACATCAACCAAATCAAGAAATTAACTCAAAAAGAGTTTGATCAGTTTTATGAGTTAGAAGGTTGGTCTTCCACTCTGATCAATTCGCGGTGGGTGCTTGAGCTGATGACTCGTGATGACGCACCTGCTTTGATGATTTGCGACATGGGTGAAGATGCTGACTTTATGGATATGAGCGAATTTTGTGTGGACACATACAACCGCAGCCAGAAGTACTACTTCACATGCGATAGCGAAAATGACGTGATTTCTAAGGTCTATCTTCACCTCGTCCAGCATTGGGACGTTCAGGAGTTTCTTGAAGTATTCGAGTAACCCCAACCAAAGCCAGCATTGCTGGCTTAATTTCTCTATAGCCGCAGGGAAGAACCTGCATATCGCTCATGCGCCTGATCAATATGCTTTGTAGCCGTTTTCTTACTGGTATTATTTACGCCATTGAGAAAACAAGTTGTTTACGGAGTTGTGATGAAAAAATCATTGGTTCTTGGTCTGGACAAAGACCAGAAGAGAAAAGAGAAGCCTGCGCTGGTTGCTCAATTAACTTTGCTGGACATCGTTGCCAATGGAACCTCTATTCGTCTGTTCCGTGAAACAGCGGTATCTTTCGATAAAAACACCTTTACTCGTTATGTAATGAATGTTCGTCGCCAGCGTGGAAAAGGCTGGGTGGCATTTCAAAGAATGTGGCCGGAACATCAGCTCGAACTGGCTTTGATGGAAGTTAACCGCGTGGCCCAGCAAGAGATTCAGAGAGCATCAGTGATGGCAATAGCCTGATAATGTGCAAGTGGCAATTAGTCGACAGTACGACAGCCCCGCCATCCTTACGGGGCTTTTTTGTATTGTAAGTACATACTTACTATCATAGAATATAAAAATAACCAAAACACTACGGAGAGTGAAATGACCGTTAAACGCGAAAAACTGACAGTTGATGTTTACTATGCCTCTGAAACCGCCGAAGGTAAGAATGTGGCAAAAATCACCGTTGTTACGCACAACACCGAAACTGGTGCCGAAGTCCAGGCCAGTACGATCGTGCGTAAAGGTGATGCCTCCGGCGGCGAGTACGCGACTCAATACCAGTCCATTCTCGATGCAACTGACCCGCTGCTGCTGAAAATCGAGAACTACTTCCGCCAGGTTGATGAAGAGGTGTTTGAAACCATGATGAATATGGTTAACACCGTATTCGCCTCCAACCTGAATACCAACACTACCTGGATTGGTCAGTACGGCCTGCGCATTACCTCTGGCATTCCTGCCGACACCTTAATCCCTGAAAGCGTATTCGCTTAATCCTCTTTAAATGGCGCGTAAACCGCGCCATTTTCTTATACCCGATAACAATTTGTTTTCTGCCTTATCTGATTTGTGAAAATGATTTCACTGAAGCAACTTAATAAGGAAACCATCATGGGACTTGATATCTATATCGAGACACAGCCTAAAAACGATCTGAATAACGAGGCATCAAGAAAGCAGGTTGCTTACTTCCGTAAGTTCAATGCGCTCGTTGGGTGGATGGAGCGCAACGTAGGTGAAGTCGAAAATTGTGAACTTTTAGAATTAACGATGAATGACATTTGTCTTCTGAAGGCTCATTTGATGCACATAAACGAAAGTAATTGCGAAGAGTACTTGCCTACCCGGGAAGGTTTTTTCTTCGGCAGTCAGGAGTACGATGAAGGTTACTGGCATGATGTGGGGGAGTTGAAAGAGCTTGTGGAAGACCTGATCAGGAACCACGACTTTCACAATAACAGACTGACCTTCTGCGCCTGGTGGTAAATATGGGCGATTTCAAGAAACGCCTGAAGGAAAGAGCCGAGATGGTCAGAAAGCGAAACGCCTCTTCTGTCATCAGATACGCAAGGCAGTTTAGTCGCAACAACAAATCAGTTGAGGAAAAGATCCTTAGCGTAATCGGGCGATAATTATTAAGGCCACCAGCATTGGTGGTCTTAAATGACCACCCTTTGCCTTACTTCCAGATAGTTGCCTTACAAATCTTCTTTTTAGCCTATTTCATTCAGCGATAATTATCACATCGAAAACAAACGAGGAATTAAAAATGAAACCAGTATTTTTGGGACAAATTGACATTAGTGAATTGTTTTCAGTTAAAGATGGGTCCCAATATGACTGTGATTGCCTTGAACTTAATGGTCTTGAATGTGAATACAGATTGGCTATTGTGAATGATGGTAAGAAGACATTTTCTGTCGAATGTTTTGAAAATACTTACTTTAAGCAGGTGTTGAGAATAAGACAGCGTGTGGAGATGTCAATTCGGGAAAACATCAAAAATAAATGTGAGTTTCTTGCGATTAAAAATGAAATAGATGCAATAAACTTTGTTACGTTCACTGATAGTGGTCGATTGGCTATGCTGGAGCTATTTCATCTGATCGTTTCTAATAACAGTATAACAGAAGCCTTGATCAGTCTTTCAACTATAGTATCAAAAGAAAGAGAAAACACTGGCGCTTTAATTGTAGAGGAGCTAGGTGGAATACTCGAGAAGATCAAAAATAAAGAGTTGATTATAGAATATGGCAAGGAAAGTAGAAAAAATAATTTACATTCAGCTTTTCGTTCCCCATATGTTGAGCGTTTAAATGGTTCGGCATCTTTTGTTAATTTAGAGTTTAATAGATTCTTTAGTTCTCTTTTTACAGAGTATGGAATTGTTATTGTGGAGGTAAATAATGAGAATGATGTGCCAAAAATCATAGTGCATTCGATGCCGGATATCCCTTTCAATGAGATTGAGAACAAACTGGAGATTTTAGACGATATAAATATAAAAAGCATGGAAGAACTCATAGAGTATCTGGCCGTAGATGCGGTAGCTATGGCTGATAATGATGTGTTTGGGGTTGGTGCACTGCATGAAGGCTATCTTGACGCCCTTGAACTTTACGGGACTGCTCGCTGGTTTCTGTCAGGATTAGTGGATGATGCGCCTTTACTCATCAATACAGATTATTCTTATTCCAGTTGAAAACAAGGCCATCAGCATTGGTGGCCTTAAATGACCATCCTGTTTCCCGCAGGCTAAAAACACCAACCTCTTACCTCCAGGCAACCGACAAACCCACCTGTTCCCGTCCGGCTACCGCAACTTTCCACTTTGACGCCTTATTCGTACAACGATAATTAACAACAACAAGAAACAATTTGTTATTTACGATAAGGAATTAATCATGAATTTTATCGCTACTGTAAACGCACCCGCACATGGCAATATCGCTGTAACGTTCTCTGACATTGAAAAACGAGTACTTGGTGCATGGCGCGACAATGAGACGGTAGAACTGTCAGCACAAGAAAAATGCATTATTGCACGCGACATCATTGGCAATCGTCGTTACTCGCGGGTATTTGAGAAAGCGTATGTGGTAAATTCTGGATTCGGAACGTTCGTCTTTCCGGTGCGCTCCGGGCGATTCTGCCAGTCCAAGCTGATTGAGTTCGCTACGCAGATTTCTGTCTGGATTAAAACTCAATCGTCGTTCAAATTTTCCGACGATGAAGCAGTATCGCAGGGGATGCGGATCGCCAACAATGCAATTAAATGCAAAAACATTACGTATACCGCTGGCGTTGATACATGGAAACTGTTTTGCGCTAACTTTATGCTGAATGTATACGCAAGCAACCGCATCCACATCCTTGATGGCGTGTAACTGAGAAGAGGGCCAGAAACGGCCCTTTCTCTATAGACACCAGCTGCCTCAGGGAAATTTTCAGAAACGGCGAGGAACGTATTCATGAGCCGACGGGAAACGGCCAGGATTTTTTCGGGAAACGGCTGCATTCGCCTTTATGTAGAAAAAACATCGGGAAGCTGGTGGAATCCAACCAGCGGTTGTCGGACAGGTGAGCGGGGAAAATTATGATGACTTTCGTCGCCTGAGACATCCAGATTTCTTTCGTAGCGTAATCACATATGTGATTA